ATTTCTATGGTTTTCGCAAATGAAAACTTAGAAATAATAAAGAAACAGGCTTTAGAGTATCACAATCATGAGACATATGAGCTTTGGTACGATGCAGAAAATCATAATCCTGCATATGTAATATGGGACCTTACATTTGAAGATGCAATTTTAAGTGAAGCTGTCAATAATAGAACAACTTCTAAATTTACAGTCTGTAAAAGTTCTGTAAAAGAAATTGTATATTCAAAAAGCGGATATGATAAAGGACATATGTGTCCATCAAATGACAGAGACTGGTCGAAAGAGTCTTCTTATAACACATTCCGGATGTGTAATGTGTGCCCTCAAACTCCAGCTCTAAATCGTGGTTCTTGGAAAAAATATGAGAAACGCGGACATGAATTAGCTAAAAAGTATCAGAAAGTGACTATTGCTGCTGGTCCTATCTATGAGAATAACGAAAATGTTTTTCTTATTAAGGGTGGGGTAAGAATTCCAGATGCTTTTTTCAAAGTTTTCTATGCAGATGGAAAATTTTTAGAAGCATACATTTTCTATCAAGATGGTTCAACTGTTACTAAAAGCATATCTGATATTGAGAAAGTTGCGAAGTTACAGTTTGTCGCAAAAAGATAAAAGGAGAAAAACATGAAAAAGATTTTTGCTGTATTGGCAATGGTTTTTGCCGTTTTTGTATTGACAGCAGAAGAGAAAGTATTGCTTGACCCACAGTCAACTGCAAGCATTGGTGATGAGAATATCTCATATGTTGAGAACTTTACAATTGGCTCAACAAGCGGATATTTTACAGATGGTAATTTGAAGATTTTGCCACCAACAGAAGATGGTTTCAGAGGTTTGGCGATTGATGTTCCACGCTCAGATGTATCTTCTTATGACTTAATTCCTGCATATCCATCATTTTTGAATGAAGGAACAGACGGTGCTGGTGCTATCTCAAATGCTGGCGCAATTAAGAAAGTCGAAGTTGAAGTTATGTTTAACCGTCCTTATGATGAAGTCATGCTGCTATATTCAACTTCGCCAAATGGTCCTGTAAAAACAATTAAACTTATTCCTGAAGATGGAAAAGCAATTGAGACTATGGTGCCAATTAAGATGGTTTCAGTTGACTTGAATTATAATGACAATGTAAAGACACGTGAAATTAAAGCTGATCCAGCTCTTGGTGGTGATGCAACTGGCATCTATTTTAGAGGTTATCGTATTCGTGTAAATCCAGCTTATGGTGTAAATGAATATTCGCCTTGGTCTATTGTATATTTTAAGCAGACAAAGGTAATTTATGATTTGCGTTTTACACCTGAGCAGTGGGAAATGCGTGAAAAGCTCAAAGAAGAATGGAAAATTGACGATGGTTCTGGAGCTGCTAAAGCTAAGGCAATCAATGAGATCACTTATCGAAAGAAACTTGAAGCTATTGAACAGTCGAAAATGCATGTTGAATTGAAACAACAGTAATTAAACTGCCGCTCAAAAAAAGAGCGGCATTTTTTATTAATCTCCATATTATGAGTTACGACGCAAAATATGAAAGAATAAAAGTCTTTGAAAATACATTATCTATCATTGAAAGAATTCCAAAAGTAAAAAACTCACAAGAAAAATCTATTGAAAAAACATTGGTTTACCATGAAGGTGGTAAATTTGAAAAGCACGAAAAGACATTTCCAAAAACAAATATTATAGTTACACGAAACAGAACGATGGAAGCTGGAAGAAAATGGGCAAAAGTTGGAAATACAGCTGTCTTAAATTTCGCTTCAGCAACTAATCCAGGCGGAGGCGTAACAAGAGGCTCGATTGCACAAGAAGAATGTTTGTGTCGTGTTTCAACTTTGTTTAATTGTTTGAACACGCCTTTGAATTGGAACTTATTTTACAATCCAAACAGAAAAATGAAAGACCCACTTCATGATGACAAAGTAATTTATACACCAAAGGTTTGTGTTATCAAAGATGATGACTACAAAACTCTTGATGAAAAAGAATTCTTTTTTGTAGATGTCATTACTTGTGCTGCTCCAAACTTACGTGAAAAACCTCAAAATTATTGCAACGCTGGTGAAAGTGACGTGGCTGTTTCAATCACTCCAGAAAAATTGTATGATATTCATGTTCAACGTGCTCGAAAAATTCTCGATATAGCAGCTATGCATTGGATTAAAAATCTCGTGCTTGGAGCATTTGGTTGTGGAGCTTTTAAGAATGACCCAAACATTGTTGCTCGAGCATATGCTGATGTTTTGAAAGACTATGATGGCGTTTTCGAGAATATTGAGTTTGCTGTATATTGTGGAAGCGATACATCAAACTATGATATTTTCAAGAAGACTTTATGTAAATAATTTGGTGGAATGAAGCACATGAAAAAAAGGAATAAAATTTATTTAAGTGGTTGTATGACAATGGACAAAGACCATTTCAAAGAGCATTTCGCTGAAGCTGAGAAAACTCTTTCTGAGATGGGTTATGAGGTTACAAACACTTCAAAAGTTGAATGGGATGAAGGAATTGCGAATGAATGCGGAGATGCTTGGGGCGACAAAGCTTGGCGTGAATACATTAAACGTGACATAGACCTTGTTGCTCAGCATGATGCAGTTGCTCTTCTTTCAAATTGGGAATTTTCAATGGGAGCATATGCTGAATTAGCTTCTGCACAAAGGCATGGTCTTAAGATTGTTTTTGAAAAAGACGGCTTCAAAAAAATTATTTCAGATTGGAAGATAAAAGATTTAAAAAATATTGAACTTTCTTTGTAGTTTTCATATATTATATTCGTAAATCACGCTGATTGAGAGGTACTGAATATGAAGATTGAACTTGAAAATGAGAAACTTGGACTTACAGCTGAAAGCAAAGGTCGCTGGTGGACAGTCCGCCAGAATGGAAAAGTTATCGTTGAAAATGCTTCAAGAAGTGTTGCAATTCATGAGTACTTCGCAATCGTAAAAGCCGCAAAGGAGAATGCATAAAATATGAAAAAGGTAGTTCTTTATTTTGAAGTTGGCGGTATGGAAGACTGTATCGAGTTTACAGATGAAAGAGAATTTAAGAAGTTTGTCATGGACTCATTCGACAATCCAAATCTCATTATCACAAAGGTTGAATAACTATGGAAAAAACATATTACTGCTTTACAAATGAAGAAAGTGAAAAAGAATTGAAATGGTTTTTTGACCATGTAATCGAAAAACCGCTGGCGCATGAGTCATATTTGATGTGTATCTCATCTCGTGCCAAAAAGGTTTCAAAAGAAGAACGTGAACGCATTCAGCTTGGACGAGGCGAAATGATGCGTGAAAATGTTATCACATCTCGTGGTAAAGACATGATTTGGAACTTCGATTGGTTCAAAAGTTTTATTTACAGATATGAATGTCCAGTTGAAGGTATGACTACTAAGACTGGTGACCCATATCCTCAGAACTCGCTTGTTTTGTATGTTTACGTTAATCCAAGTGATGAACACAAAGTTTTGATGGACACTACGAATGCAACTTTCCAGATGCTTTCTGACCTCATCAACTCTGCAACAATGGAAAGAAGTGATGGCATCAAGGAACAGCTCTTCAAACTGCGAACAATTGACAAACATAAGAAAACTTGCCGTGCGACAAATGTTTCACGCCATCTCTGGACACAGTTTGACTTTGACTTCAGTGATGATGTGAAGAAAGATGAAGACTTACAGCGTGATGTATTAAACCAGCTTTTGATTGTTGGTCGTGCGCTTTTCGGTAAAGGTAATTTGGTTGTTGTACGAACTTCTGGTGGTTATCATGTTCTTGTTCACCGTGAAGGTATGAAGAACTGGAACTCAGAATGCCGCCCTAAGAAGATGTGGAATGATGCGTTGAAGTTTGCTGACCCAATCAATGACTACATCAAAATTGTAACTTGGGAACTCAACAACATCTCAACCAAACATTTTACAGAGGTACCAAAAATCAGATGGTTTGATGAATGGGTTAAAACTGGCCAATCATTCTTACCATGCCCTGGTACTCTTCAGTATGGTGATTTCTTTGTAAAAGTTGTAAATAAGGAGGACTTTGATGCGTAATCCAAATGAAAAGTTGTCTGAAATGACAAAAGATGAGATTGTCAATTTTGAGTTTCAGCGGCTTCAGGATGCTCTTGTCAAAAATGATGCTACAAAACTGAGAAACATTCAGGAAGACATCAGAACAAAGTTTGCGAAATACAAGCGCGAATATGAGCCTTGGTCTGCTAAGATTGAAAAGTTTAACAGAGAAGCTGACGCTCATTTTGCTGAGGACAAAGAGATTAAAAAGAGGGTTGCGAGCAATCCGATGATTGCTGAGCTTAAAAACTTCTTCAATGCTCTTCATTATACTTCCATATCATTGTTGGTATTTGGGCCAGTCTATCAGATTTACCATCTTGCGACACATGGTTGGGCTAATTCAACTTACATGTTCTTAGCATTTTTTTGGATCGTGCTGATTGCTCGCCTCAGTTTCGAGTTCTATGTTGAGTACCCAGAATTTGTTACAAAACATAAGCACAAGTTTCCGAAAGACTTCTGCCACAAGGAAATGGCGCAAGCTTTCTTGAAATATGATGCGTATTGCAGTTGTGACACATTGGCAATGTTGTTTGACAGATTTGTATTCAGCAAGCAACTCGCTGATTGTATACCAGTTCTTGATGCATATCCAGATGCAAAAAGAGCTATTAATATTAAATTCAATGAAGTTGTAAAGACAGGAGATATTTGGTAAAAATGGCAAAGTATTTTATTGTAATTGACATGCAGAATGACTTCGTAACAGGAAGTTTGGCAAATCCGGCAGCAGCCGCAACTATTCCGTTCATCAAGAACCAGATTGAGCATTTCAAAGCAAAAGGTTATCAGATTGTGTTCACACGTGATACACACTTTAAAAATTACCTCAAAACAAATGAGGGAAAACATCTTCCAGTTGTTCACTGTATTGAAGGCACAAAAGGTTGGGAAATTGTTCCGGAGTTGAATGGCACACCTGAAGCAAAAGTTATTGACAAAACACATTTCGGTTTTACTGGTTGGGCAGACCTTATTAAGCCTGGCGATGAAGTTGTAATGTGTGGAACAGTAACATCAATTTGTGTCGTGAGCAACGCTCTTGCAATGAAAGCTCTCAGCAATGTTGAAGTTACAATTCTTGCAGAAGGTTGTTCTGGACTTTCAAATGAAGACCACGAAGCTGCATTAAAAGTTATGGAATGTTGCCAGTGTAAAGTTATCCGTGACCTTGCAGCTACAGTTGCAGAAGAAAATGCTGCTCAGGAAGCTGGAGCATAAAATATGAAAAAATACACAATAAGAGCAGAGATTAGCGGATGGGCAACTGTTGCTTGCAATGATGATGACGATTACGAAGATTTAGACTGCGGCGATTATGACTATTCTGCTGGAAATTCTGGAGCTTCTTTCAATAAAGAGGTTATAGTTGATGTAGAAGCTCCAGATGATGTGTCAACAGACTCTAAAGAATTTAGAGAACTTGTAAGAGATGCGGCATTTGAAAACTTTGATTCTGGAAATTTGGATATTCTCGATGGTGAGAATGACTTGGATGATTTTGAAGTTCTATGAGCATTGCAGTAACAAAATACAAGCTTCTTGCTTACAAAGATGAGGTGCTTGTAGCAAGAGTAATAACCGAAAATGAGACTCAAATCTGTAAACTTGCTGATGAGTTACGAAAAAACGGTTATATGGTCAGACTATACGATATAGTGCCTACTTGCACAGGGAGATAAAAAATGAGCAGTTATTTGGACATTTCTATTGAAAGACAACTTGAAAACGGAAAATGGGTAAATTTCATCAATTGTTCATCTGAGGATGCGCTTGAGACAGTAAACCTCTATTTGCTTCGTGATGTTTTCAGAGATTGTGAGTACTACACATGTGAAGTTGACAGAACTGATGTTGCAAAACAAACTGCTCTAAACTTCGCAACAAAAATCCATAGACAGAATGGTGTTTTCAATTCTGTTTCAGAAGGCTCACCACTTTGGCCATACGACAAAGAAGAGCATGATATAAAAATCGAAACTCTTGACATATTGTCTAAAATGGAAGAGCTCGATAGAAATGATAACTTTCGCTTTAGCGAAGTTGTTTTGACTTTGCGTGATGGAACAGAACTGGTCTTTGCTACGCCATACAATGCTCTAAATGAGCTGCGATACAATCCAGACTACAAAGATAAAGAACCTGCACATATCTTCAGAGACACAGTTATCATTCGTAAGTTCTTCGACAAAGATGGAGATGAAGTTGTTCAGTATCAGGTTCCAAATCACACATACCTTTCAACATATGAAGATTTGAAAAAGTTTGAGCATGAGATTGAAAGGGAATTAGAAGACGCAAAGCGGTCCCAGAGTGATGAGGTGCGTCTCAGTTCAATCCTTGCTGATGAGGTTAGTGAATTAAAGCCTGAAGAAATGGAAGGCCCTCTGGGTGAAATTGTGAAGCGTTTGATTGCGCATAATGACGGTGATTTTTACTACACTCTAGACTATGTTGAAAGTCTTGGAAATGTTCTTGACGAGCTTCATTTCTTAATTCGTCTTGTTGGCAAAAATGGTCGTATCATATGGAGGGTTTCATAATATGAGTAGCTTTTTCAGACAGATTATTGAGCCTGAACTTCCAAAAGCAACTTGTCCAAAATGTGGAAAAGAATACATAGCCGCTAGTATTCATTCACAGTATGCGCCTCATGTTAATGAGATGTGCTATTCATGCTGGAAAAGTCAACTTCAAGGTCGTAAGCTGACAAGAGAAGAAATTCAAGAAGCTGCAGAAAGTTTTATTGAAGAGAAATCGAAGTTTGGTTATTACGATTGCAGTCTTCCAGACTTCTACTCAAAAGAACAAGAAGAAGCTATTCTTAGAAGAGTTGGCGAAATCTATGCTGAAAGAGAAGCTGCAAAAGAAGCAGAAACTCGTGCAACCTATCTCATGAAAGCTGAGAAGTTTATAGAAGAAAATGGAAATGACACTAAAAACATTGTGGCGGCTCTTCTTCGGCTTATTGATGATAATTATACAAGACTTGACAGAAAAGTGCCGCTTTCAGAAATGAGATTTGGTTAAAAATTTTTTGAACAATTTTTCAAAACTTCATATATTATTTATGTATGGAGGTCAAAAATGATTGATGAATCTTTCGGTGAGTTTTCACAGACAACACATATTATTGGAGCAAAAATCCAGATGGATATTTCAATCTGGTATAAGGTTGGAGTGAATGGTCCAGAGTGTGGCAGGTGTTCATTCTCATTTGACAAAACTCCAGAAGAATACCGTGGAAAAATTCGTACATTTACGACCAAATCATATGAAGCTGCTTCAATCCTCAACCAAATTATCAGTAAAAGCTTCAAAGATGTGGGTTACAAACACTACAAGTCAAGAGACATCAAAGAGCTTTTCTCTGATGATTGGAAGAGAATTGTTGAAAAGTGGGAAGTCGAAGCTTCTAAAGAAAAGTTTGGGCAGTTCCAGGTTGAGCTGAAAAAATTGTTGGAAAAATATGGATATGAGATGAATGCTGAGTCTGAGTCTTACGATGGTGACCATGCTTATATCACAGTCTTTGATACTAAAACAGGAAATGAATACTTTCTTTGAAAGAGGATAGATAAATGGCAAACATTGACTACAATAAACTGCATGATGACATTACGCAGTGGACAGTCGACTGGTTCCTGAAAAATGGCGGTGACTATGCAGTAATTGGTATCAGCGGAGGAAAAGACTCTTCAATTTGTGCTGCTATTCTTGCTGAAGCGCTCGGACCGCAAAGAGTTGTTGGCGTTCTTATGCCAAATGGCAAACAGAGTGACATTGAAGACTCACACAGAGTTGTTGAAGCTCTCGGAATTAAGAGCATTGAAGTAAACATTGGTTCAGCTTATGAAGCTCTTCAGAAGAACATTGATGTTCCTTTCGGCCCGGAAGATTGGACTAAACTCTTCACAACTAACACGCCTGCACGTTTGCGTATGGTTACACTGTATGGAGTTGCTGCTCAGATTAACGGCCGCGTTGTAAATACATGCAATCTTTCAGAAGACTTCGTTGGTTACTCAACAAAGTGGGGCGATGCAACTGGTGACTTCAGCCTTCTTGGAAAGCTCACAAAGACTGAAGTTGTAAAACTTGGTGATACTTTCAAAAACCTTCCATTTGATTTGGTTCACAAAACTCCTTCAGATGGAATGTGTGGAAAGTCTGATGAAGACAATATGGGTTTCACTTATGAGCTTCTTGACAAACTTATTCGCAATGAGCCGTTTGACCTTTCTGAGTTTTACAGAAATCTTGAAGCAATCAACAAAATTTTGAAGATGAACTTGCATCCGAACACAAAGAAAAAGCTTGTTGTATTCGACGTTTATGACCCGGGTCTTCCAATCGTTGATCCAACAAAACTCTTCAACGTATATTAATCTTATTTACGAGATATGATTGGAGATTTTTATTCTAAATATATGGGTTATATTGGCGAAATGAGACCTATGCTTAGTAGCTTAGGACTTGGTGAAAGCTGGTTAGACCTTGATAAAACATTAAAAAACGAGAACTTTAAAGAGTTTCTCGATAATAAAAAACCCTCGGAAGAAACTGAGGACATAGAGGAGAAAAGTGCTATGGATATGAATGGCATGTTTAATGGAATGTTTGGCCACCTCGGCAGTGGTATGTGTCGACTTGGAATTAACGGTAATGTTGCTGTTAAAACTGCAAATGGTTACAAGACTTATAACGTCGAGACTGGTAACTTGACGAATGTAACTCAGTTCTGTTTTGACATCGGTCAGGAGTTCTTCTTCGTGATGCCTACAACTAAGGCTAAGAAAGGTGACATTCTGTTGATTGATGGACATCCGAAATGCGTTATCGAAAACAAAGATAACAAAACAATCAAAGTTATGGACTACGAAAACAGCGCAATCCAGGAAATCGTTCCTGAGCGCCATGTATTCATGGGCCAAACTTATTTCTACCGCAAGATTGTTTCAATGTTTGGAACAAACAACTTCTTGAAAGGCAGCAAGGGTATGAGCAAAATGTTCAAGCTCATGATGCTCAAGGAAATGATGGGCGGTATGCTTGGTGGGAGCCGCAATTCTGGCTCTGATAATCCTCTTGCTGGTATGCTTCCTATGATGATGATGGGAAACATGTTCGGTGGCGATAAAGATGGCGGACTTGGTGACTTCACTGAGATGTTCGACCTCGACTTCGATGGTGAAGATGAGGAAGATAAGCCGACTGACGATAAGAAAGCTGCTGAGTAACAAAAACTAAAAAAGGGGAGCCGTACGGCTCCCCAACTATTATGGAGGAATTATTATGGGTGGCGGTTGCTATTCTTCAAGTTCATTTGCTAGCTATTCATTAAGCAGTGGCAAATCATATGATGTACATACAAAACGTATTTCTGGGCAGAAGTTTGACGTTACAAGGTTGAAAGAAGCCCTCAATCCGAAAAATAAAATTCGTGAATGTTGCAATTCAGACGAGCATCCAAATACTGTTCCAGTTATTCTTGCACTTGATGTAACTGGCTCAATGGGCGAAGCTTGCAAGGAAACAGCTGAAGCGCTTTCACAGATTATGGACACCCTTTATACAAAGTTTAAGGATGTTGAAGTCATGGTAATGGGTGTTGGCGACTTTGAATGTGATGACGCTCCGCTTCAGGTTTCACAGTTTGAGTCTGACGTTCGTGTTGCTCAGCAGCTCGACCAGATTTGGATGGAACATGGTGGTGGTGGAAACAGATATGAAAGCTACACAGCTCCATGGCTGTTTGGCCTTTACCGCACAAAACTTGACGCATTCGACAAACAGGGACGTAAAGGCATAATTATCACTATGGGTGATGAGCCTCTTAATCCAGACTTGCCGCTTGGTCGTGTTAAAGAATATCTTGGAAATGTTGATGGCGAGCAGCTTTCAGCAAAAGACCTTGAAACAAAGACACTTTATGAAAATGCTTCAAAGAAATTTGACATCTACCATATCGGCGTAAAGAGCAGACACAATGCATATGACCGCTATAAGAATGACATTAAAGAGTCATTTGGAAGCGTTATTGGCCAGAACTTGAGAGAGTCTACAATCAATGAACTTTCAACAGTTATCTGCGAATGTATCGAAAATTCTATCAATGGCAGCGAAGTTCACTTGAAAGAGGAAGCTCCTGCTAAGACTGACAGTGAGGGTGCAATTGTATGGTAGAAAAATGGCGGAAAAAACCAGTAACGGTTGACGCCATTCAATACATTGGAACTAAAGAGTCTTATGATGAACTTGTAAAGTTTATCAACAACTCAGCTCCTGCCTTAAAAGTTTCAGCTAAACGTGGAGGTTTGACAACCTTCACGGAGAGCACAGTTTACATCACAATGCCGAATGACCAGATTTTGCAAATGAATACTGGAGACTTTTTGGTAAAAGGTATTGATGGTTCAATCTATCCTGTAAGAAAAAGCACTTTTTATCGTACATACGAAAAAGTGGATAACGGAGAAATTACATGGTAATCAGTAAGAATGGAATGGTTGGCACTTCAAACAGTGGAATGATAATGGCTTATGCGCTTGAAATTGAGTCAGAAGGTTTTGACAATCTTTTTACACACAAACTTGAAAGGCTTGAAGCTGCAGTCATTTTACAGAATGCAAGCCACTTCCATCTTCATGCTGTTATCAAGTCTCACATTTCAGGTGATGAAGGTGAATTGAAAGTTGATTTTGACGATGAGACATATGTCGAATTCCTAACAAAAGTAAACAGACTTGATGTTTTTGGCAGTAATCTTGTTTCATGCAAAAAACCAAGTGACGAAATAAAAGACGGGATTTTTGCGGCCATTATTGACAAATCAACTGATGATAGGCCAACATTTGAAAAAGATACAGATGGTTATCTCAGAAAATATGAGCATGATGATGACCCAATGGCAATAAGGTGGTAAGATAAAATGATAGACTTTCATGTAGTAATTGGAACAGTTGCAGGAGATGAGGGAAAAGGCACAATCACAGCACAGATTGCAGCTAATCACTCAAATGTCTTGAATGTACTTACAAATGGTGGAGCACAGCGCGGACATACAGTTGTTTTCGAAGATGGAGACAAACTGGTTAAAAAAACTAACAAACATTTTGGAAGCGCAACGTATCTGCATGCATCAAATTATTTTTCTTCATCATTTATTCTTGACCCAATGCAGTTCAAGCTTGAATATGAAAGCTATGGTTATCACGAGTTTGGAGGTTTATACAGGCATCCAAATTGCCGTTGGGTTACGCCTTTTGACATAATGGCCAACCAAGCTGAAGCAAAAGCTCGTGGAGTTCACAACACTTGTGGAATGGGAATTTGGAAAACTATTCAGAGATTTGCTAACAGCCGTTGGAGCATGCCATTTGACAGGTTTTTAGAGCTCGACTTTGACAAGAGAATTGAATACCTCAAAAGTATCGCAAAGTATTATGAGCCTGAAATGATGCGCTATAATCAGAAAGAATATGACATCTTTTTTAATGATGAGACTATTCAGACGGATTTGATTTTCCACTTCATCTCAGATTGTGAGTTTATGCATATAAATACAATCTTAGTTGATGACAATTTTTTCGAGCTCGACAAGAGGTTTGATACAGTCATTTGTGAAAATGGACAAGGTTTGGCAATTGGTGATGACGGAACTGATGATGTACAGAAAACTCCAACTAAGACTGGACTTGCGGCTATACCAAAAGAATTTGAAAGTTATCTTCATGAAAATAATGTAACAAAAATCATTCATTATGTGTCACGAACTTATGAGACACGCCATGGAGATGACAGAACTTTCGACAGTATGGCTTCAAAGTACATTTCTTCTTATATTAAAGAAGATACAGATAACCATTTCAACATGTGGCAAGGTAGTTTCAAATATGCTCCATTGGATGTTGGAAAATTGAATGAACGAATCGCGAAAGATTTGAAAGGTAACTGTGAAAATACGATTACTGAGCTGGATCTAACACACTGTGATGAGGTTGGACCAGAAGGAATAGTTTGTCCATTTGCGCAAAATACAGTTTATCGTGGTTCACCAATAGTTAAAGTCTAAGAATAGAAAAAATGCCGCAGAAGCGGCATTTTTTTTTGAACTTTTAGCCTTCATATCATATATTATATTTGTAAATAACGATAACACGAGGTAAGATATGAGAAGCTCAGAAATTTTATTGAAAGCTGCTGAAGACGGACTTTTGAGTTGGGAGCAGCTTGCTCGTGAATTGATCGCTGAAAACAGTGAAGACGACAACGCAGAGGTTGTTCATACCTTTGAGCTCGATGATGATGAGGATGAATATGAAATTGACTAAAAAAGCTGCGCTTCGTCTTGAGCGCATTTCTGGTGAGTTTACAATGGGAATACGTGAAGATGAAGCAACTAACTTCATCAAAAACTTCCCAGATGTAGTAAAGAAACTTGCTGAAGATGGAACGCCTGATGCTGTTTTGAATGCATATAAAGCAAAATTTGAGCTTGCAGTTGCGTACGAAAAAGTTGCAAAAGCACTTAAAATTCTGGAAGGAGAAATTGTATGACAAACGCTGAAGTTATTGCTGAATTGAAAAAATGTCCGCCTGATGCTGATTGCCGTATTGACATCTACAAAAAAGAAAATGGCAAGTTTGTAAACTCTGAATTTTATCGTCCATACGAAGTAAAGTTTGACCATGAAGAAAACGAAGTTGTGCTGAATGCAGCTGACTAATTTTTTATTGGAGACTTAAAAGAAATGGAAAAAGACTTTTCACAGCTTTCTAGCAATGAAATTAGAGATTATGAGAAAGCAATTGAAAGTTATATTGAGCAGATGTGTGGATATACACAATTAAACTCACGCGATGTGCCAATGGGTGCTGGTCCAGCTCTTAATATGTTTGGAAAACCAAGCAATCATTATTGCTGCCGCCCAAAATATTACAGAGCAGATGTCAACACATTTGATAAGACTATCAAACTTGAATATGAGACACAGGAAACACCAATTAACGTTGCGAAAGACATGCTTCAGTATTGTCTTGATACAATTGGTGAATGGGACTTTCAAGTTGAAGATAAAATCCTTGAGCTCATCAACAATGGCTTCAAGTTTCATGTTTATGTTCATGACAGAGCTAAGAAACAAGAAGATGAGTTTGATTGGTAATTATTAATCTATAAACAAAGCAGTATGTCGAAATGCTGCTAAAAATACAAAACAATAATGGAGGTCCCGTTTAATATGTGGGAAATCAATGGAAAGAGAACTTCTGATGAAGCAGAAGTAATGAAAGCGTTTGGCCTTAAATATCCGCCAATGGTAAAGAGTCTTGATGACACCGACCTTTATAAGGCCAGCATGGGTCAGACATATCATCATCAGTTTGGTAATTTGAAAACAACTTGGGACTTCCGTGCCCGCAATGTTGGACTTAATTCAAAGCATCCTGAAAAATACACAAAAGAAGACATCACAGAAATCAAAAATCAGCTGCGTGCATATTGCGCACTTCGTTTTGAAGACGAAGAACTTGACTATCTTCGCAACAAATGTCCTTGGATTAAAACAGACTATCTCAACTTCTTGAAGTTCTGGCATCCAGTCTTTGAAGACTTCACAGTCGAAGAAGATGAAAAGACAGGCATTAAGCTCTCATTTGCTGGTGTACAGGAATATGTAGAGTACTACGAAATTCCTGTTCTTGAAATCTGTGCAGAAACATACTACCGCAATCACTACAATTATGATGAGCTTCTTGCAAACTACAAGAAACTCACTGAAGAAAAAATTGCCAAAATGAAAGAAGGCAACTATCACTTTGGAGCATGGTCAGAGTTTGGAGCTCGCCGCCGCCTTTCTTATGAAGCACAGGAATGGTTGATTGGCCGCCTTGCTGAAGAGAAGAAATACACTGGTCCTTTCTATGGTTTCATTGGAACTTCAAATATCCGCCTTGCCCGCATGTTCAACGTAACACCTGTTGGAACTTGTGCACATGAGTTTATCGAGTGTGTTGGACAGGGTGACCCTTCACTCAATCCTGCTTACAGCAACAAGTTCGCAATGGAAGCTTGGATTAAAGAATACGGAGTTTGGAATGGTATCTGGTTGACTGACACAATTGGTGATGAACTTTGCCGCCGTGACATGCAGAAAACATATGCAACATTGTTCAGCGGAGTTCGTAATGACTCTGGTGACCCATTTGTTTGGGCAGACAATTGGATTGAGCACTTCAAATCACTTGGAATTGACCCGAAAACAAAGACACTTTTGTTCAGCAACAGCATCAACAGTCTTGAACTGTGGGATAAACTTTGCCGCCATGTTGAAGGCCGCGCAAAACCTGCATTTGGAATTGGCACATATTGGTCAGGTCCTCAGGACATCGACCCTCTCAACATCGTTGCAAAAGTCGTTCTGGTAAACGGAATGGACGTTGCAAAGTTGAGCGATGACGCTGGTAAAACAATGAGCCGCAGCGCTGAGTATGTTGACTATCTCAAACGTGCACTTGACTGGCGCTTGAAGAGCGGAAAATAAAATGAAAAACCGCCCTTGAGGGCGGTTAATCTAGTTTTAAGGTGGTGAAAAATGATTTTATGTATATTCTTTTTGGTTGTCTGTGGTTTGTGTTTCATTGGACAATGTATCACATCAGATTGGTATTATTCAACTCGTGATGTTGATAAAGACATAATCAAAGATGAAGAAAACCCAAAAAAGAAACGCGAGTTGAAGATTGAAAGACTTCAGTATAAAATTTCAAGGTTTACATACTTTGTTTTTGGTGAGCTAGACTCTGATTGCATACGCGCTTGGATAGTTGGTTTAGCAGCTGTTGCTTTTGGTTTATTTTTGGTCATTGCTAAATGTACTGACTCATCTGAAATTACAAATTTTAATGCAAAATATGACTATTATGCAACTGCCATTGAGCAAGGATATATTTGGAACTCGCAGGATGACATTGTATTTGAACAAAGAAAAATTGCTGAAATGAAAGCTTGGGTTCATGAGCATCCAATCAGAACTTTCTTCAAAGTTGAAGATGTCGATGCTTTGTATGATAAAGTCATGAAGTTTGAAATTCCTGCAATTGAAAACACAGCAAAGTATCAGTTGAATACTACACGAAATGTAATAAAAACAGAGAGGTAAAACGCATATGAAATATGACAACAAAATTCGTAACCACATTATCTATGTAAAAGGTGGTGAAAAAGGCAATGGTTATATTGCAAGCAAACCAAATGGTGGTGACTACAAAATTACGCCGTATCTTCAGAAAGCTCGTGTTTTTAGCTCATCTGGAGCAGCCTTAAATGCAGCCAACTTTGTAGCTAAGCAGTTTGGTTTTGCATCCTACGGCAACAATCTCCAGATTATACCAGTTGTTCTGGTAGAGGTAAAATAAAATATGAGTAGCGGACTTCATAATCGATGTAAAGAACGAGCACAGAAAAAGAGAAAGTGCCAAGCAGCATTCTATGAAAGATATTATGGCGTAGTCAAATTGATGTTCAAATATCTTCTTGAATGTGAGTATGTTCCATTGATGTTCGAAAACGAGCATGAAGTTGAGTATGAAGCTGATGAGCTCAGAAAGATCTGGAAGTCTGTTTTCAAGCTTCCGTATCTCAGTATTCGTGGAATAACTGAAAGCAGAGCGCCAATTCCATATAAGATTGTTTACAATCGTTGGAAGCGCTTTCTTAAGGAACGCTTGGTTCATTTGCGTTCATTGTATCTTATTGAAGTTATTGGATGCAGTATGCGAGATGATGTAAAAATCAATATTCGTGAATTGTATTCAGTTCATAAAGAAATCAATGAATATATAAATACACAAGTTTTGCCACAAGCTTGGGTACAAAATTACAATAAACAGGTTGACGAAAACCTGGAGGAGAAATAAAATATGGCATACGAGAAGAAAACAAAAATGAGCCTTCGACAGGCAGAACTTTTCATTCGTAATGGCGGAACTTATGACAAGTTTCAGGAAAAGAACACAGCTCTCAGCGCTGGTGAGATGAAGACATTGTGGGACTCAGCTACAAATCTTCGTGACAGCCGTGACTTCATTGATGAAGTTTCGAAGAAAGAGCGCTACGCGACTGAAGCTTTCAGATACGGTTACATTGGAAAGACTGTGACAGACCAGAACGGAAACACATATGTGCAGACAAATCGTGGTTCACATTATGGTTACATTGCTGCAGTTTATGATGAAAAGACAAAACGCATTTTCGCAGGTTTCACATACATTTCAGAAGATGAAAAATATGTTCATCCTGTAATTGGTCAGGCAATCGCTCTCAAACGCGCAATTGAAGCCCGTAAAGCTGGTGATTTCGACATCGACAACACAGAATGGAGCAAGCCTTATCTTCGCAATTCTGATGAGCTTCAGTTCAACCACTTCAAGGACAGAGCACGCCGCTACTTCCGCCCAGAAGAGTTCTCACATTCACGTGGAACAAAACCAATTGAGCAGAAGCAGTTTGATGAGATACATGTTTTCCAGTATCTCGAGCTCGCTAAGAGAGCTAAGAACAAGAAAGAGTTTGGTGAGATTATGAAAAATCTTACTGAGTCTCTCACAAAGCTCAATAAAAACTTGAAATAGAAGTTTACGAATGCCACTTTTTCAAGTGGCATTTTTTTTTGAACTTCAGCAGCTTTTTTCATATATTATATACGTAAATCACACTTAAAATAAGAGGTAACATGATGACAAAATCAGTTGCAAAATACACATATGAAGTTGCTAAAGACGGTTCAAGAGTTGATGCCTTGGAATTAAAAGGTTCAAAAGGCAAAGCAATGACTGTTTCTGAATTGTGTGACTTCTTGAACGAACTGGTTGAAGCTGGTTACGGAGACTATGATGTTGAAGCTGACACGCAGGATGGAGAATCATACTCAGTTCGAGATGAGGTTTTGGCTTTTGGTGTATCAAAAACAGTAAGAATATTCTAAGTGAAAGTTTGAACTTCCTGTAAAATTTTCATATATTATATACGTAAATCAAACTTATGAAAAACTATTTTGGAGAAGCATAAATAAAATAAAAAGGGGGCCCGATTATGGGAATGACACATGTTTATGGAGTTGAGGGACTTGATGACCTTCTCGAAACAATCTTTGGAGCAAAAGAGAAAATTGCTCATGAAAATCTTGACATTGATGCTGAGAAAATCAGAAGTCATGTTCGTAAACAGCAGCCTGAGAGAGAATATGCTGACTCAGATGAGCAGCTTCTCGAAACAGCAGCTAAGTATGAGGAACTCGCAAAAGGACTTCGCCAGAAAGTTGAAGACAGACGTAAAAAGCCGCTGAAAGCTCAGTTTGATGCAGATCCTGTAAAAATCTACAAGATGGGTGAAACTTTCCTTGTCGTTCCGAGACAGTATGTTGCTGACTATGACCGCTTCCTCACAGAGAACGGCATCACACCAATTGTTTATTCAGGAAGTCTTTTGACAGACCTTACACTTACAAGGGAGTAAAACCAGTATGGAAGCTTGGGTAGTTGAGTTCACAGGCCGTGATAAAGGCGGCTATGCTTATGAAACAGAAAATTTCAGTTTGGTTTTTGCAAACGAAAAAGATGCTGACCAATTTTTTGAAGACCTTCCAAAATGGTTTGAAAAGAATTGGGGCTCATTCTACGAACTTGAGAACCGCTACCCAGCTAAGAAACTTGGTTCAGCAATTTACCGTTACAATCGTGAAACAATGAAAGTTGAGCCAATTGAAGGAGACATAAAATGAAAATTGGAATTTTCGGTGGTACTTTTGACCCTTGGCATCTCGGACATTCTGCAATCGTGAAGAAAGCTCTTGAAAAAGTTGATAAGGTTATCATCGTTCCAACAACTGTCAACTATTACCGTGAAGACAAACGCTACCTTTTCACATTTGATGAGAAATGTGAAATCATCGAAGAGTTCCTTACAGGAATAGATGGTGCTGTTGAGATTGACACTATTGAAAAAAACAAAGATGCATCTTGGCGCACTGTTCATCTTTTGGAATATTTCAAAGAAAAATTTCCAAATGACGAATTGTATTACATCATTGGCGAAGACTCTTACAAGAACTTCAAAACCTGGTTCAGATATGAAGATATTCTTCGCTTAGCAAAATTGCTTGTTGCAAACCGCGGTTATGATGTCGTTGACCCAGAAATTCCATTTGAGCCTTTGATGCTTGGTTCCGACTTTGTTGAAAGTTCAGCTTCAAAAGTCAGGCACATGTTGATGGAAGAACTTCGTGACATGTACATGTCTGATAAGGAATGGTACAACAGGTTAATATAATAAGCAGGAGATTAGAATGGAAGCATTTTATATAGATGGTTGGGCTATTCAAAATGGCGTTAATGGCGACACAAACGGAAGACGTACACTTGCTTCTAAAACCTTTGGAAAAAGCACTGCTGTTATCGTTGAAGAAGGCAAAGATAACTATGCAGCTATAAAAGCATCAACTGACTTCAATGGAAAAGTTGATGAATACACAGTGCACTTTACACATTTTGCTGAAGCTCTGCACAGTTGTGATGAATGGCTCTACAGAAAACATAATTTGGGATAACTAACATGGCAAATTATTTTATTTTATATCAGTACAGATATACTGAAGTTTGTCCAAAAAGAGAACGCTTTGCCCATGATGAGCATGGCATTAGTCAATTTACGCGTACATTTGAAGGTTTTGCCAAAAAGGTTGTGTATTTCGGCGAAGATAGAAGCGCAACTGAATGGGAAGAACTTCTTGAGCGTCTTGAAGATGACATTGCAAAGTCTATTCTTGAAAAAGATATAGAACACCGCGACAATGTAGATGTCCAAATTATCGGAGTGTCAAAACTATAGCAGGAGAATAAAATGAAAAAACTTAAAGAAGAGCAGCTTTTGCATACACCTGTTTTTACAGTTGTTCGAAAAGAATTTGAAGGTGTAAACTTTTCGCCGGTTGGCCTAAACTGCAATGATTGGGTTATGGTGATTGTTGTTGATAAAAATTTCAGAACTTTGGTTGTAAGGCAGACACGTTGGGGCCTTGAAGACAAGACTATCGAGTTTCCTTGTGGAACTGTTGAAGCAAATGAGCCACCTGTAACTGCTGCTATTCGTGAGTTGATGGAAGAAACTGGAATTGAAAATGTTGACACATCTGCACTTCGTGAGATTGCATGTTTCAATCCTAACCCAGCATACTTCAACAACAAGATGCACATTTACCGCTATGACATTGATGAGATGCCTTTAAAGTTTGGCGAGCAGAAACTTGACGAACATGAAGATTGCGAGCCTTTTGTTGTAAAATTGGGTCCATCTTTGTATGAGCAGCTTTCAAAACATGCAATGGGACTTGCGGCTATTGGTGCAATCACAATGAGCGGTCTTGTTGAGGTTTGATAACAATGTTTGTTCTATCTTCAATTGCGTTTATTATTTTTGGTGTGATTTTCTTTTGTTATGGCCTGACTGGTCCAGTTTGCCAAATCCATGGAGATGAAGGACCTGCTTTTATGGCAGTTGGTGCTGTAAACATATTGTTTGGAACTATCATCGCTTTCATTGGTATCGTGTATTGCAATCATCGTGAGGAAAAAGAGACAAGCATAACCGAAGCATTTGAAGAAATTGGACAAGAAGACCCAGTTGAAGAGAAGGATGACGAATACTTCTATAACATGCTTATGGAAGATGATGAAGCTTACGAAAAATGTGTTAAAGGCTGGCAAAATCATGCTAAAACATATATACCAGTTGATGGAGAAACACTACAAGTTCCAGATGCTGTTATAGAAGATGTTATGTCTGAGCGTGAAATTGTATTTCCAAAACGAGTTGGTGAGTCTTAACAACAAAGCGCTGCTTTTTTGAGAGGACAGAAACCTATAACAAGTTTTCCGTCTTCTTCAAATTGTACAGCATATTCATCATTCAACTGTCCATTATCGAGCGCTTCAAGAAGATAGTCAAATGCTTCTTGAGCATGCTCGCCTTTCAAATAGAAAATATTGCTAATTCCAGTCCAACGAAGTGGCTCATCATTTTTTCCCTTAAACCAACCGCGTGGCTCACCATCTTTTACATATGGTGCTAACACATGGCGCAATATTTTTACTTGGTGAAATTTAGTTTTGTCACCAACATAAAGATACTCATGAAAATCATCATTGATACGAACTGAAATCCAGCCATCAAAGTTTATTGTATAGTTTTTTGCAACTTGTGTAATTTCGTCTCGTGTAAATTTGAGCCAATTATGCTTTCTTTCCACTGTGTAATCTCCCAAACCATGTTGTTATTTTTAGATAATTTTTCTTATAGTTATCGTAGTCAAACTTAGAAATCCAATTTTGTGCTTTCTCATACATGTCACTTTCAAGCTCACATCCGATAAAATTGCGTTCAGCTAATTCAGAAGCTATAGCGCAACTTCCACTTCCAGCGAAACCATCAAAAACAGTGTCACCTTTCTGTGATGAATTCATGATGAGAGCATATAAAAGCAAAATTGATTTTTGGCAGCTGTGTATCTGCTTCTCAGTTTTTGACAGATAATATGGCATTTTGAAATTGTATATCGTATCACTAAACTTAAATGGTGGGCGCTCAACCTCACCAGAGTAATAGTTTAAGATGTTTGTGATGTTTTCTTTATAGTTGAATAAATCATCTATATTGTTCAATACGAAGTTGGTTGGATGTTTGGTTACCAAGATGAAGTCTTCTCTTTGGCTCTTAAACTTATTCTGTGCTCCCCTTCCTTTTTGACGACATATCGATTTCCATTGGTCAAAATGAATGTACATACCAGAGTTTTTTACAGCTTCGATTAATTCTAATAACATAGACGGGCCAAAGAAAATCCAAGCGCTTCCATTTGATGTGAGAACACGTTTGCATTCAGTAAGATAATTTGTTATGAGTTCAATATATTCTTTTTTAGACATTTTGTCCCAATCTGAATTTTTCATATGTGGTGAAGCATCAAAAGAAATCGCGTATGGAGGGTCTGAAACGACAAGGTTTATGCTGTTATTTGGAAGCTTTTTGAGCCTATCGAAACAGTTTTCATTATAAAATTCCATAGTAATTTAGTTTAAAGTTTGAACTTTCACTGTATTTTTCATATATTATACATGTAAAGAGGAAAATAAAATGGCAAAACCAATCACTGATGAAGAAAGAATAATCATCAAAAATTATATTGTCGACTATTCAAAAGCTTGTCCTGAAGATGACTTCAGCATCAAGCAGTTTCCAAACTTCGGTGAGCTCGATTGGTATGTTAAAAGATTTCCAGAGCTCATGGACCGCTGTATGGAAGGAGATGACGAAGTCGATAAAGTCATCGTTGAAGAAATTCAGAAATTTTTGGACGCGAGAAAAAATGGCGATATTTAACCCACCTTACTGGTACAACCTTTCTTGTGAGAAATGTAAACATTATGTGCCGCCTAAAATTGATGAAAACCTCAATGTTGTTCAAGGTTTTTGTAAACGTAAGTATGATGAAAAATGTCCTACTGTAGTTTACAGACTGCATAAAGTTGAAAATGATGAACTTCAAAGCTTGGGAATAAAGATATGAAAGAATGGACATCAGTTATAAATGAAGAAAATCTTAAAAATCCTAAATGGAACATTTATTTATATTCATTTTCTGATAGCAATGGCAACGGTTTGAGAAGGAGAAGTCATTCATTAATCTATTAAAGAACATGAAATTTGACCATATTATAATGAACCCACCTTATTCTGGTTCATTGCATCTTAAAATCCTCAGAGAAGCTATAAAACATAGTGATGATATAGTGAATTTGAGCCCAGTGGAATGGATGCTTCGTCCATTTTCTAAGAAAACATGGACTTCGCTCTTTAATAACTATTCTGTGGATATTGGCGCGCATTTGAGCACTTTGAGTATTATAACTAAAGATGACGCTGCCAAAGCATTTGATATTGGTATTGAAAGTGATCTTGGAATATATTATCTTACTAAAGAAGGCGGTTTTGACTATGCGAACTATTATAAAGAGTTTTCTAAAGAAGAACTCAAGAATATAGACCGTTTTGGAAATGGCGACAACTTAGCAGCTCATATTGTGAAATATGATGGAACACAGAAACATTTTGTTCCACTAAGGAAAGATGCCATTATGGAAAGATGGTGGAAATATCAGCTCATAAATTATTTGGATATTATTGAGAACGGTAAAGTTTATTCAGGCGACTATACTGGAAAGACTATTATTGAAGCTCGTGAAGCAAATCCCCATGAAAATGGCCGCAACAATGATAGAGATACATTTGGTATTGCGTTTAATTCATTAGAAGAAGCTATAAACTTTAGAAATTGTGTGAAGTCACGGCCATATATTTGGATAATTTCATTATTTAAGAAGAGCAAACGTTTTCCAATGGAAAGGCTGCCATATTTAGGCGACTATACCCACCCCTGGACAGACGGCATGTTATACAAATATTTTGGCCTGACTGATGATGAAATAAAGACTATTGAGAATGAGGTAGAATAAAATGACAGTGAATGAAAAACCAAGACATAATGCTAAAGTGCGAATCCAATATGTTGATAAAGGAAGAACATTTGAAGCAATAGGATATTACATGTTTTGTGGCGCAGACTATGGATTTGTTGCTGCAGGATTTTATATTCCAGATGAACAAATTACAAATTGGGAATATGTTACTATTTAAATGGAGGAAAAAGAAATGAAAAATCACATTACGATTGAAGACATTAACGCAAAAATTGTTGACAAGAAATTCACAGTTCTTGAAGATGGCCGCACAACTATCTGCAACCTCTATCTTCAGAATGGCTTTACTGTTCGTGGTGAGAGCGCATGTGTTGCCATTGAAAACTACAACAAAGAGATTGGAGAAAAGATTGCATATGAAAATGCAGTTGACAAAGTTTGGGAATTGGAAGGCTATCTCTTAGCTGAAGACAGGTATCGCGAGAAAGTTAATGTATAATATGTATGACAATTGAAGAAGAATACAATTCCTTTGTTGAAGAGCAGTATGCTGGAAAGTCTTTAGAAGAGCGCCAAAAATTAGGGCAGTTTTATACTCTTATTTTTAATAACTTACTAATTTTATATGAATTATAGAAAACTTTATTTAAGAATTATTAAAAATGCAAAGTATGAAGAGTCCTTAAACAAAAGGAACAGAAAAAACGGAATTTATTATGAGTCACATCATATATTGCCAAAGTCTATGTTTCCACTTTGGAAACATAGAAATAGTAATATTGTCTTACTTACTGCACGAGAGCATTTCTTTTGTCATCAGCTTCTTGTAAAAATTTATGACAACAAAGAAATGAATAATGCTTTATGGTTTATGACAATTTCAAAAAATAAACGTTTAGTTATTTCTTCAAAGGAATACGAAAAGATTAGAAAGAGCGTATGTTTAAGAGGAAAAAATAATGGATTTTTTGGAAAACACCATACTGAAGAAACATTAAGAAAAAATGCAGAATGGCATCATTTACATCCAAACTCAAAAGACACTATGGATAAAATCCATAAGAAAAATATTGGCAAGCATAGAACACTTGAACAACGAGAAAGACAGTCTAAAGCTGCCTTAAAAAGAGATAATACTAAAAATAATGAAAGAATTAAAAAAGTTAAGTTTCTTTATGAAAAATATAAAAATACTGGAGGCAAGCTCGTATGGAACGAGTTCCAAAAACATTATAAGGAGTTTGAGAATGGTACTTTCAGATGAAATGAAAAATGAGCTTAGAGACGAATATGAGAATTGGAAAAAAGAACAATACGCCGATAAAACTATAAAAGAAAGACAAGATTTAGGTGCTTATTTCACACCACCTGAATTGACATTGAAGATGCTCGAAAAGCTTGATATAAAAAAGAATGATACTCTTTTGGACCCATGCCTTGGAGCTGGTGGGCTTTTAGCTGCTGCTATCATCATGAAAAAAGTGAAGCCTGAAAACTGCTATGGAATTGAATTGGATGCTGATATTTTGAAGATTGCACAAAAACGTCTTTCAAAATTAGGCGTGCCTTTAGCAAACTTACATCATGGAAACGCTCTAAATTCACAATGTTATGAGTTCAAAGATGGTTATAAATATGATGCAGAAAATGACACGGTTACAACTATGCAGTTTTCTAAAAGTTGTTCTAGATTTGGACAATTACGAGCAAGAGGTTAATATAAAAATATGGGCTTGAAAATTACAAAAAATAAAAATCGTTCAGATTGGCTTCTTGTTGACGCCGACTTCCGTTCACTCCAAATGTGTCTCGCAATGGCAGACTGCGGTCTTAATGATAAAGGAATAGACCAGGTCTGCTATGACATTTATGGTCCTGGGGGCAGCAATGACGCTCACAGTGTTACTGGTTTTAATACATTTATCTCTCCAATTCATGGTAAAATCATTGAGATTGAAGACTTAGAGACTGGTAAGAAAACAGTTTTCGGACACAAACAGAAGATTGCAATTGAAAGAAAAGACTTCACAGGAAAATACAACAAGATTGAAATTCTTGGTGAAGAATTCCGAGAAGATGACAAGTTTGTATCATATGTTTAACACTAATTAAACATCATGAAAAATTTAGTTCAAAAACTCGGATATGCAGCTGGTGACTTTGGCTGCAATTTTATCTTTGCAACATTAGCAACTTGGTTTATTCCATTTTGTGTTTCTAAAGGCTTGTCTGTTTATGAGGCAGGCCTTATTATTTTCATATCTAAATTTATTGATGCGCTTGTAGACTTCTTTCTTGGTTACATCATCGATAAAAGACAATACAGAATTAAAAAATTTATGTTAGTTGGAGCGCCTTTAGTTATCCTGTCACTTTTGGCGCTTCAGCTCTCATCAGACTTCCTTTCTCTTTTTGTTTCATTTACATTATTAAATTCAATCAGTTACAACATTGTAAATATTCCATACAGCACATTAAACTTACGTATGACAGATGACCCAAACGAAAAAGTGTCATTAAATTGCTGGCGTATGTTTGGCTCAATTTCATGCATGATTTTAGTAAATACTGTCACTCCAATCATTGGAAACATGCATATTGTAAATGGAATTTTATTTTTAGTCTTCACATATTTCTGTGCTCTAACATGTAAAGAAAATTATACTCCACAAGCACGCAGTGATATGGTTATTAAAGAAGTTGTTTGTGCAGTTGGCAGCTCACTTTCTTTCTGGATTGCTTCAGTAATTTTCTTTATCATCAATTGTAAGCTTACATTGACATTCATAGACTTTGGACTTCATGGAGAAACAGCAGGCATAAACACACTTTTATTTATGGGGCCATCTCTTATAATGATGTTCATTCTTCCATCAATCTACAAACGCATTTCTAAAAAGCTGATATTAGCATGCGCATTTATGGCATCAACTTTAATTGCTGTTTTGGACTTGACACAATATAAAAGCTGTATTTTGATTGATGGTTTTGCATTCTCAATTATGGCTTCACTTTTATATAATCTTTATGCTGATGTTTCAGAACACATTGAATACAGAAATGGCCTTCAAATCCAAGCTTTCTTATTTGCAATGGCAAGTATTCTAACAAATCTCGCAAGCGGTATAACAGCTCTTACAGCTGAATACATCAGCACTGCTTCAATCTGCATCTTAAGCATTGGAACAATCGCTTCATTTATGAATTACATGCACAGTCTGAATAAAAACTAATTTTCTTATAATGACAGTAGAAGAACGAGTTGAACATCTTAAGTCATCAATCAAGCATAATAAAAAAGTCGCTGATAGAACTCAGCGACTTCTTGAAAAAGAAGAATCAGAATTAAAAAAGTTGGAAAAAAAGATTTGTGTCTGTCCAGCTTGCAATAAGACGCAAGAACTCAAATCTTTGAAAGCCACTCATATTATTTGTAAATATTGTGGCTACCAAATCACAAAGTCTTAAAACAGTCTTTCAGGCATCTGGTCCTCTGAAACTGTGTCGATATAATTGTCTTTAAATATCAACAATGCATCTTGTTTTTTAAGTTCACGTTGAACTAAATCTTGCAATGAATGACTGAACCCTTGAGACTCAATATCTTCAGGTAGCTTGTTCGAGATGAAAATGCATCCTTTGCCAGAGTTTATTCTTTCACGCAAAAATTCATCAATATATCCCAACTGATTTCCAGATGCCCATACATGGATTTTATCTTTGCTGAATGCTTCATCCAAAATTAAAACATCACAGTTAAGATAGTCTTCAGCTTTTTCTTTTGCTTCTTCATCTCTTTGAGAATTCCACAAAATATCAACCAAAGTCTTCATAAGAACATACCTGCAATCAATGCCTTTTCGCAATAAGTCTACGCCAATTGCTTGGACAAATGATGTTTTTTGTGTGCCATTGTCTCCATAAACATAGATAAATGAAGACATTACTTTTTCCTTATTTGGGCCAATAAAACAATTATCATATGCAAGAAGACGCTCTGTTTCAGCTTTAGACTTTGTGCCAACATAGTCTGTTTCGAGAGTATATTCTATTGCATCTTTTGAGAAGCCGCGATTTAACGCTTTTCTTTCTAATTCTCTTTCGAGTCTCCAGACTTTGTGGTGGTGACACTCATTAATAAGTCCTTTTGGTCCAAGGAAATATCCTTCCGGAATAGACGAACCATCTTTTTTCTTACATTTTCTGCAAGGTATAAATTTCTCCATATTTTATGTCCTTTTTCATTCTCAAGAAGCTTAAACCATCTTAATTTATAGCCTCTCTTATAAAAGTTTATAAGGTTGGAATAATTTTCATATTTATCAACTGCTTTGAGCTTTGCAGAGTCAAACAAACAATATCTTTTTATCAGATTATCATAAACCACAATATCATTTTGAGTTGATATAACTGAATTAAGATAATTTCCACAAATAACAGTGCCATCGTTTTGTTCTTTTTCAAGGAAACGCTTTAGAAATTTTTCTGAGTCTTTTATATCTAAAGAACCAACTCTTTCAAAGTCTTTTGAAAATTCTTCAAATAAAAGAAGATTTCCAAACTTTACAAGTCTACCAATATCAAACACAGGATAATTTGCATCAAAAAGATAATGTTGATTTCTCCAGATAATTGTAGTTACTTCTTTCCAAAAGTCATCTTGAACAGACATATCTTTTCCTGTATAGCCTTTTAAAATTCTGTCATTTAAGTCTATACGGATAATTCTATAGCTATTCTTAATGTCATCATCAAGATTGGTAAACATAATTATATATTAATTCCTTGTAATCAACATTCTCATCATAATTGATAGACTTATGCTGTGTTATTCTCCACCACCAATACCAGTGCTCATTATGGGAGCTCAAGTCTTCACCTGTCAATGGATTTTGAAAATTATCCATTCGTCTGTGAATAAATCTTTGAAGCGTTACAACATTTTTTGGATTGTAAATGACTGTTGAGTCTACAGACGCTGAAATAACATGTGCTGGGTCAAGAGCTTTTTGAGAGCCATCTTTTAAAAGATAGGCTTCTTTCAATGATATACAAAATTGAAATTGGCAGCGCCCTTTATCCCTTTTTCTGACTTGCTCTTTACATTCAGTCCATTTAGGGTCTTCAGAAGAGCGTCTGCTAACTGAGACTTTATTTGTTTTCTTGCCGATATTTTCTATTGCCATAACAATTAAATAGTCTCAAGGTCTTTTTCGTCAGCTATATGAACTGTAATTTTATGTGGAATATATGGAACTCCAAGCTTTCGTTGACTATCAAGAACACCATGGCGAGGAATACATTCTTCAATAAGAGCACAAACATCATCATATTTTATCTGATGGTTTGGAAGCATTTCATTCCATTTTTCAAGTTCATCTTTCAATGACATATTCTCAATATTGATTTCTTCACCTTCACGGAAAATCATTCCAGTGTCAGGGTCAGACTCTTCAATATCAATATGCATTGGAATATCAAAATAAGGCTGACGAGCAAAAGCAGCTATTTCTGTCAAAAATGCATAAAAAATATCACGCTCAACTTTGTAAACGTAACATTCGAACGAATCATGCACTGTGTTAAAGACACGTGTGCGTAAACCAAATCGTGTTACAAAATTCATAATTGCTGTCACGTCAGGCATTGCCTGATAAACTTCAGCAGTCTGAATTGGAGAGTTTGTTGCATCATTACAGAGGTGAGCAAACTCACTCTTATAAAGCAAAGCATCAGCCCCAACAACTTCGCCTTCTGCATTTTTCTTCATCCAACGCAATTCAGCAAGATGACGAACTGGTCCTACCCATGAGCGAACATATCCATGGACTTTTCCAAATTTCTGTTCACGAGCAGTTCTTTCCAAAAGACATGGATAAATCTTAAAGAAGAGCTCACGAATTTTTGTACCAACGACTGAATATTTTACAGACAATGGGTCAACTTTCTTACCCTTACTTTGGTCAGACAAAATCTTTGCATTTACAGCATTTGCCAAACCAAAGTTATTCATAGCTGTTGTTACTTTATTTTCATCAAAACCATAACCCTTTAGTTGAACTCCAAGTGAAGGCCCAGAACAACCAAACAAGGCGCCAAAATTGATGCCTTTAGCATCAGCTCGTGTGCCTTTAAATGGTTTAATTTTCTTGAGCTTCAAGAAGTCATCAAGAGTCATTTCTCTTTCTACAATTTTATATGCCATATTTTATTAAATTAATTGAACTTCATTCTCTTACCAAGACGTGCTTCACGCTGCTTTTCAGCTTCTTCTTCAGAAAGAATTGGTGCGCATTCATCAGTTGGAACGTAGTCTTCGCCCATATATTCAGTCTCATAGTTTTTCCACTGAGGCTCTTTCATATTCTGAACATACTGGCTCAATTCATAGCAGCCCTGTTTCCAAAGAGCAATCTGCTTTGCAGCTGACTCAACCATCAAGCGTGAAATGTCAAAATGACAATCTTTATCATGGCGCATCTGTGAAATTCCAGAATCGCGCATAGACTCTCGCAGCATTCTGACATCATCAAAGTAAGATGATGTGATAACTTTTACTCCATTTTTCTTTGTACGTTTTACATAAACAGACATAGCTCGTGCCTCTCAATATTGTTATTTTATTATAAATATAATATTAATAGCATTGATGGCATCTAAAAATTTACTTACCTGTTTAAATAATCTTTAAAAGGGTAACTAAAAAGTTCCCTATAGATTTTAAATTATATAATAGTAATATGGAGAATTTAAATTATCATAAAATAATATACTAACTAATTTATAATATAAAAATCAACATTACGTTTATATACGAAATCCAGTGTTGATATGTGGAGACTAGTAAATGGAAAGACTACGTGAGAGCTGGACATTCGGCTCAGGTGATTTCCAGAATAAATGTACTAAGCTTGATGAGTCAGTTTATACTGCCCGTTATAAGATTGTAAAGAAGCTTGATGAAAGCTGTGATACTGCAGCAATCTTAAAAGCAGGACAAAGACTCAAGGAAGCTCTCGGTGATGATGATGCTTCTATTAAGCTTTTGGACTCTATTCTTGAAGCACTTAAAACAAATGGCGCTGACAATTCCTTCAAAGTTTGGCGCATTCCTGTCGCTAAGTATGACCATAAAAATCTAAATGGTCGCATCTACCCTCGACAACTTTGGCAAAATATCCTCGACAACCAGCAAGACACATGGAAAGGTTTGTGTGGACTTTCAGACCACCCAGAAGGCGATGACCCTGGACTTTTCAGAGACCAAGCTGTTGTATGGCACGATATGGAAATTGGTGATGATGGTGTAGTTTATGGTATTTGTTCTTTCGTTGGTCCTTTTGGACATCTTGCTCAGGAAATTCTTGAGCATGGTGGAAGAATTGGTACTTCATCATCAGGTTTTGGTGACGTTGACAAATTTACAAAAATTGTAGACCCAAATACATATCAAGTTGAAAGACTTGCCGACCTCGTTTTGAACCCGTCTCAGGGAACATATGGTTGCTCAGCAGACCCTCATGTTTCACCTGAAGATTTTATGAAAGATGTAACTAAACCAGCAGTAATGGATTTTACAGGCAACAAACCTGTAAGAGAGTCAGTAGATAAAAATAATCAACCAAGGAGTAAAATACTTATGAAAGCAAATGCAGCAGATACAAACACAAACATTGAAAATGGCGGAGCAACAACAGCAGCTCCAGTAACAAATAAACTTTCTAAAGTTGAAGAGAAAGCATTTAGACAGTATGTTGAGAAATTTATTGAGTCAGCAAATAACATTGACAATCCTTTGAAGAGATTGAATGAATGTGTTGACATTCTCAGCTGCTTCGAAGAAGGAAATTGTCCAGACCTTAAAGAAAAGGTTGAAGCACAGATTGTAGCTGAAAAAGATAATCTTGAAAAAATCGTTGAGTCAACAGCAACTATTCAGAATGAATATGGTATGACAGCAGCTGAGTTCAAAGAAGCAGCTGAAAGAAACACAAAACAAGGTATTCTTTTGAATGAGCAGGTAAAAGACTATAAAGCTCTTGTTGAAGAACTCGGCGAACGCAACAGAGCATTGAAAGAGTCTAACGAAGAGCTCAAGTCTAAAATTGACACACAGACAAAAATCACTGAGTCTAAAGTAAAAGAAACAAACAAGTCTGTTGTTGAAGCTCTTACAGAAAATGACGCATTGAAAGAAAAAGTTGCAACACTTACAAAGAAAAATGCTCTTCTTATGGAGAGAGTCTCACAGCTCAATCTTTCAAATGACAAGTTTGAAAAAGATAACGGCGTTCTTGAGACAAAATTGAGAGAAGCTGCTCAGATTATCAAAAATAACAAAAAGCTCAAAGAGTCTGATGAAGCTGACGTACAGAAAATTGCCAAATTGTACAATGATATGAAGACAACTCTTAAAGAAGCTAATGACAAACGTGAAACTGCTGAAGCTAATTTCAGAACAATTCAGGAAAAGTATTCAACACTTCTCAAAGAATATGCAGATTATAAAGAGCAAGTTAACGACATGATGGACCCAACAAAACATGTTATGGAAAACGCTTCTAAGAGAATTGGTGGTTATCTTGGCGCTCTTCGTGAGAATGAAGGTTCTGAGATTGCTGAGTATATGGAGTCTCTTAAAGAGAAATATGGCGATGTTGTTGAATGCATCCGTGAAGACGTTTTGAAATCTAAGACTTTGAGAGAAGCAACAAATGTATTCTTGAAAAACCGCAACAAGATTTTCAAAGAGTTTGAAGGTACAACACCTGTAAACCAGGTTTGGCGTAATGAAGCTGATAGAGACAGACTTTATGAGCAAGCTGGTATGCTCAATCCAAAAGAGTCTTATAAAAATGCTTCAATTGATGAAAAGAACAGCGCATTCAGAGCTCAGCTCGATGCACAGGGACTTCTTTAATATAAGACAAATGCGTGTGCCTCACACTACAAAATGTGAGGCTCTTTAATCAATAATGGAGAATATAAGATGAGATTGAATTTTGAAAACCAGAAGTTGAATGAAGCTATCGGAGCTGATAAACTTTCTGCAGATATTACAAAAGCTCAAACAGAGCTTGAAAGAGCAATGGATGCTGTAACAAAAGCTGCAGCAGTTATGTATGACATCATCGTTGATGCAACAGCTATTGGTGGTAAAGTCAAAGAGGTTGTTCCATCACATGTTGAGCAGTCTATTTCGAAGTTGACTGACATTGTAAAAAATCAGATGGCAGCAATGCTTGATGGTGACAGCCAAGGTTCTTTGAAAGCTTTGGATGAGCTTGTTGGTAATATGCCATCACGCGAATTCCGTGCTAAGACTAATGAAGAAGAAATTGCTGAAATTTCTATGAAGCCAAATTTGGCAAATGGCCCACAGTCATCAGTTCTTGGTGGTGGTGCATCTCAACAGCAGCCAATGCAGGAAAATGTAGTTCTTGATATGGCAACATTGCGTGAGTCGCTTGGTGGCGATGACTATGATGACATCGTGACTGGAAATGATGACCCATTCGCTGAGCTGAATGCTGGTCTTGCAAATGGCGGTGATGGTTATGTTTCACCAATTGAAAAAATGGATTTCGTTGAAAGAGGTGATCATCTCGTCGATGACTCTTTGATTGCTGATGAGCCTGATGACGGTGAATTAAGCTTTGACAATATCAATATTCCAAAATCTGATGGTTTGGTATATGATGCGCTTAGTGATGACATCGGCGGAAGTGAAGATATGATGAGTGAGTTTGCAAATGCGCCAGTAACGCCTGATGAATTTGAAGGCCAGATTTAATAATAAAAAATAAAACCCTCTCTTTCGAGAGGGTTTTTTAATTTTAACGGATATTTAATTTCCGCTTTAAGAAGAATATGCTTGAGTCAATCGCATCAAGTTCAACCTTACAATCCTCAATTTCTTTAGGATTTTTTGCTACTGCAAGTCGCTTTCGCCACTTCTCAGCCTCAGTCTCGTAATAATTAAGTTTTTCAATATCATTCATACGCAATATAATATATGAAAAACTCTAAAAATATTCATTAATCTTTTAAAAAATTAAATTTTTAGAGGTGTTATCTAAAATGGCAAAAAACGCAAAAGAATTACTTGAAGAGTCTATCCAGGTTTTGGATGAAAAGAAGCAGGCACAAAAAGCTATGAATGGTCTTGCGAAAGATTGTGAAGAGTCTTTGAACATCGACGCGGCTACTGTTAAGTTCTGTAAAAATGTGTATTGGACAAAAGGAAAGGCATGGGAGCACGGAAGCCCACTTGTCTTGAACAAAGATGAGAAAATTAAAGATAAAACTTCTCAGCTCATGATTAAGCTTCGTGACCTCATCTTGAACTTGCGCCGCATCGGACATACAGATTGGCTTACAGATTATTTCTCAGCTCTTGATGGTTGTGGCATCCATATTACAGTTGATGAGCAGGCTCCTGATGTTTCATCTCCAGATGAAATTGAAGAAGTCATCAAGTCTATGTGTGGCTACCAGCTTGTTGTTGATGAGAATGCTGACAAAATTAAAGAAGACCATGGACAGCAATCTGAAGACTTAAACTTCGCACCAAAGAAAAATTATGCCGAAGTTCTTGGACTTTACAATAAAATCCAGAATGGAAAAGATGTTGATGATGAATTCCAAGATAAAATCACACAGCTTGAGATGCTTGAAACAGCATTGAACCTCGTTTATGATGAGGCTCCATCGGAGACTAACTAAAAATGATGAGCACTGAGTATATTAACAAGCAGCTAGACTTAGTGCTCTCTGATGAGAGCCTAAGTTTAAGCAGTAAGAAAACAATGATAATGTCTTTAATGAGTGCTTATACTGAAGAAGCAATTGATGACTTTATCAGCAGAAATACAAAAGCATCAAAAGAAGACTTTGAAAAAATATCTGGGTCTATTTTTGATGATGAGAAACATCAAAATGGCTAGCCTACTAACTGAAGAAGCACTTTTTCTTAAAAACAAGTATGACTACAATATGCGGCATCTTGCTGTAAATATAACAGATAGATGCAATATGCATTGTGCATGCTGTTATAAAGACTCAGGAAATACAGACTTAGACATCACAAAAGAGCTAATTGATAAAGCATTATCTTTTATAGATAAGAATTGGTGTGTTGACATCACTGGTGGTGAACCAACCTTAAGAATGGACTTAGTTGAATATACAGTTAAACAAGCAAAGAAAATAGGTTGTGCTGTACGTTTAGCATCAAATGGTCTTTTTCTAAAAGATATTAAGAAAGTCTTAAAATTAAAAATTGACTATATCTCAATTGGTGTTAATAAATACCATACATATTGTGATGAAGTTCAAAAAGTCATAAAAATTTTAGAAAAATCTAGAAAAACAAAAATATTTTTAAATGGAATTTTGGATGACCCAATTTTATATGACCACGACTATAGGACTTTTGTTATAAAAGACTATTTAAGCGCTGTTGGTCGTGAAAAAGTAGGAAATCCATACAGATTTAAAGACATTTCATGCACATGTCAAGGAATTGCGGTTTATCCAAATGGAATAATTTCGCCATTTTGTAACAATGGAAAATGCACATGTGTTTATTGGAATATTGATGATTTTTCTAAAGAACTGGCATATAAATATTTCAATGCAGAAAATCGTAGATATTATCATCATGAAAATGAAGACATGAAAGACATCTATTGTGAGTTTAATCTAATACCTGAAAATGAGGAAAATGATGCCAAAGAAAAAACAAAAAGAAGTAAAGGGCTGCCGATTGTGTAAATACCGAGTAAATGTTCCAATAAATCAAAATGACCAAACTGGACCTCGAAAACCTTCATGTTGTTTTGGTTATACAGTCAACGATGAAGTGAGACCAACTGAGTGTGATGGACTTTTTACTAAAACAGACTTTTATATTAAGCATCCAGAGGAAGTGTAAAAATGGCAAAGAAGAAGGAAAGTGAAGATGGAACAAATTTGGGAAGACGGAACGGAAACATATCTGGTAAATCTGAAACACCCAAGTCTAAAAGAAAGACTAAAGCGGAAATTGCTGAAGCTAAAAGAATACGTGAGCAGCTTAAAGCTGAAAGAGAAAGAAAAAAGGCAATGAAAGCCGCTGAGGCTGAAGCCAAAGCAAAAAAGAAAGCTGAAAGAGAAGCGAAAAAAGCAGCAAAAGAAGCTGCCAAAATCGAGAAAGAAAACGCTAAAATTCAAGCTGAGAAGAATGCAAAAGACATTGCAACTATCACAAAGAAAATGAAAATTGCTTCGGATGCGGCATTCTATCCTGATAAAAAAGAAGTTGAAGTTATTCACTCATTGTTTAATGAAAAAACAACTGAGAAAGTTGACATCTCAAAAAGAATTGTTTTACAGTATTACAAAAACCGTGAATTTATGATTTATGAGATGAAAGGCGATGAATATACTTTTAGACTTGAGTCTGATGTATATTTCTTCAATAAGAAAACAAACTTTATAGTATGCTTTGGACCAGTTTTTACAAGTGCTCTTACCAAAGAAAATACACCATGGAATTATGAAAAACTTCTAACAGTTAGAAAGAAGAAGACAAATTAGACTCATACATGTTTACGAGCTTCTCAGCGATTTCTTCTGAATATCCTGTCAAGCTCGCAATTTTTTCTACATCACCTTCAATAATCAATTTACGTATCATTGTTCCAGACACATTATTTTCGCCTCTATCTGTAAGAACATTTTTCTCAGGGAAAGTTGTGTTTAAGTCTGTGTTAAAGTCTGGGTATTTACTGAGCATATCAGCTCTGTCAGGACCAACTACGAAAACTGGACGAATTTTATTTCCAAATGTGCTAACAGCTGCTTTCAAGACTGAAACGCACATTCTGCTTGGAGAGTCTGGGCGAATAAGAACAGCTTTTCCTTCAAACTCATTTTCTTTCATAAAGTCATTGATAATTTCAACGCGCTGCTGAGGCGTGAACATATTTCTGTCTTTATCGAAAGGCTGTTTGCTATCTGGAACTCCAACTATGAATTTGTTTGTTAGGCCAGTCATTGCTGTAAACATTCTTCCATGTCCTTTTGGACCAGTGAATGGCGCAAAATGTCCCATCAAACATGCAACTGGCTTGCAATCTGGGCCAATATGGTTTACTAAAATTTCACGTGCCATATGTTGAACAGGCCAAACACCAGTTTTTTCAGGAATAGGAACATCATCACCTTTTGAATTAAACTCAGCAAACTTTTCCTTAAACTTTTCAGAAGTCATTTTGAAAGTCATTCCATTTTTGCAGCTTACGACTAGGCCTTCATAAAAGTCGCCATATTTTGATGATGTAAAATGGTCTGTCAAATATGCTTGCAAAGCTTGCTGCTTTTCTCGAAGAAAGGCAATAATTTCTTTATTTTTTGGGTTAATGATGCCAACTTCATCTGTGTAATTTTTGAGCTCACTGTCAAACTCACTGATAAATCCATTTAAGTTGATTGGCTCAAAATCAATTTTAGTGTCTGTGATAGGACGAACAATAAACTCATTTGTGTCAAGACATGCACAGCATTCTTTCAAAAGCTCAGCTTGGTTTGGAAGTGGCTGCAAGTCATCACCAATAACACGAACAATAAATGCTCCACCTTTTGAGCCAAACATTTCTTTTTTATATGGAACTAAAATAACTTGTAAGTCTTTTGAAGAGCGTGAAAACTCAGCAAGAAGCATTTCAATCTGAACACGAATGCAATTTTGCTTATATTTCTTTCTAAGCTCATCAAGATAGGCTGGAAAAGTGCCATTGTCAACAATCTCTAAAAACGCAGCAGCTTTTCCATTTACGCCTTCTGCATCATTTTTTCTAAAGTTTTGACTGTAACCACATTTGCTTACGAAAATGCCTTCATCATCATAGCCAACAACAGTTGTTGAGCCATCAATTTTTTCAGATACATTGAATGCGTCTTCTGAAAAAATATTTCCATTTTCTTTGATGTAGTCTATCAGCTCAAGAAACTCAACTGGCTTCATCTGTGTAGACTTATTGAAATTAAACAAATGTGAAAGATGTGTTTTTCCAGCTGTAGCCATATTATTCGTCGTCCTCCATAAACTTCATAATTCTATCAGCATGAGCTGCCCAATCAGCTTGTCGTCTTTCATTACGAGCGCGTTCTCTTTCTTCTTTTTCTTTTGCTTTTGCTTCAGCTCGTGCAATAGCATCTGGATTTTTTAATTGACGTTTTGCTTTTGGAGCTGGCTTTTCAGTTAAAACAGTTTCCCACCAATGTTGGCCGTGATAGACTGGAGAAAGCCTTTCATATGTAGCAAGGTCTGGAGTCCAAGATGGTTTTTTCTCATCAGTTGTAACATCAAAACCTTGTAAACAATCATCTTGAATTTCGCAGCCAATTACACGAGCTGTGCCATCAAATTTTGTATGAATATGTGACATTTCTTCATCATTCAAAATAAGGCCAGCAAGCTTAATGCCGCTTGTACATTCATTTGGATAGAAATCTGCAGGAATATCATGCAATTGGTATGAGCTTCCAGCTTCAGAACCAATTTTTACGCCAGCATCAAGTTTGTTGATTTTGAAACCAATTCGTGTCAAAGCCTTCAAGAATGGGTCATTTGGTGTAAGACGCAAGAAGTGCTTGTAACCATCAACTTGTGGCAAATTAGAACGGAAACGGCAATCAACTGTCTTATCATCATGAATAACAACATTACTGAATACGCCACCAGACATGCCTTCTGAACCATCATCAGCTGATGAGAATTTTGTAAACATACGATAGATGTATTCTTTTGCTTTTGTTTTGTGGCCGTCAAAAATATCTTCAGCATCGTCACGGTTGTCATCAACTCTTGCAATATAGTCTTTATATTCTGGCGAATTTTTATCAACTTCTTTCCAAGTTTTTCCTTCATCATTTGTGAAACGATTTGGAATAAGCGCATAAGAGTCCCAACCAACGTAAGTACGGCCGTCATTTTTTCCTTTGTAAACAAAACCAGCACATGGGCAGTTGATTGAACCACGAGCATTTTGGTAATAAATGCGGCTCATAAAACGATAGAAAGCTTGAGCTGAACGAGATGAGAAACCTTCATCTTCTTTTGGTGTCAATTCAACAAGCTGCTCTTCTGTCAAAAATTTATCAATTCCGAATTCTTGGAGTTGTTCACGAATAAACCACTCACGAGATGCGTCTTTTCCACGTTCAGTTTTAATGTAGTCATCATATTCGAAGAATAAAACTTTATCAGTTGGAATAATAAACTCGAAACAGTTTGAGCCATACAAATTGTTACGAACGCCATCTGAATAACCAATCTCTGCGGCGTCTTTATTATCAAAAGGATTTGACAATATTGCATAAGTTCCGAAACCATAAGCAGAGCCTGCATTCAATCCATATTTGATTTCACGATTGAAATAGTATTTAAAAATGTCTTGTTCTTTAGAAGATGAATAAACATACAAGTATTTTCCATCTCCTGAAACTTCTTCTCTTAATTTTGTAGCCATATTAAATTAGTAATTGTTCATTAATATTATATCCATGGTAGAACATAATATTTATGATAAAGAACATTTAGGCAGATTTTGTTATCTGTCATCAGGTTGGTTTAAGGACAAAACTCCAAACTCACAGGATGTTAACGCTCAGGAAAGAACACGTTTAACAGTTTATGCAGCTCTTGCAAAACATAAGATTAACATTTTCAGCCCAAAAGACGAAGCTGTTGTTGGTGAACCTGGAGCTCCACTTGGTAAAAAGATTCTCGACGCAAATGTCAAAGCAATCGATGGCGCGACTTTCTGTATTGTAAATACTGAAGGCAAAGACATGGGAACTCTTTTTGAAGCTGGTTATGCGTACGCAAAGCACGTTCCAATTATCTATTATTGGGAACATGCCAATCCAGATGATAAGTTTAATCTTATGTTGGCTTTTAGTGGCGTTACTGTTTGCTCATCTGAGAAAGAGCTGAATGAGTTCTTGGATTTGCTCGTTAAAGAAAACTTTAACTTTAAAAAATGCGAAAAAGAATTCGAAGGAAATATTGAATAAATATTTTTGAACTTCTCTGAATGTTTTCATATATTATATATGTAAAAAATATTCAGAGAGGTAATCTACACATGAGTACAGTTACAGAATTTGAAATTGCAGAATGCAGACTTAGTAAAATCATTTCTAAAAATACAGCAGCGCCAGTTTCTTGGTACCAGGCACCATATTATGGTGACGCTTCAGTTGACACTGCAGGTGGTTACAATGGCATGTGTAAGATTGCATACAATTTCCGTATGCCAATGAAGAAAGGCTTTTATACAAAAGCAACAAACCTTCTCATCCACATTGCCTCAAACCATGGTGAAACACCTTCAGAAATTCGCAAAGCTCTTCAAATCGAAGAAAATTACTGCTCATCGTTGTTTACAAATGCCAAACTTTGGATGCTCATCAAATCAGAAAAAGGTAAATACTACATCACAAGTACAGGCCTTAAATATCTCGAAAAAATGGTTGGCATCAAATACTACAAAGTAAGATATTATAGTTGGAAAGATGGCCATGTTTGTACACGTTTCCATACAAATCTTGACACACCAGGAAAGGAAGTTCGATACACTTATGATGATGGCCGCGTGTCATTTTATGTAAATAAAGATAACAGCATGTCATTTAACGCAAAAGCAGCTAAAAATGACAAGAAAGTTCAAACTGCAATTGCTGATATGACTTCCGTTGACACTAAAGCGAAACAAAGATACGAAGAAATTGGCAATGAAATTAGTGATCTTCATAAGCAGATTGCTATGCTCCAGAAACAGCGTGAAGACATCACTGAAGAGCTGAAACGCGGCCGTTACATCAAGTTGAACCTTGATGGCCGCTACAAAAAAGAAGAACTCACAAAAATCTTCAACGAGATTTTGGATAATTATTAATCTAAAATACATAAAATGAGTTTCATTTTCAGCACGGAATTATTTTCCGTGCTACTTCTATCTTAAAACATCAAAAAGGACTCTTCAAAGATATGGAAAGAGAAGTTATTGAAAAATTACTCGCCAATGAAGACCTTACACATTTTGCAAAATCAATTGACAAATTGCGATTTATTACTCGTTATGCAACAGCTCCACGTTCTTCTCGTGAGTCAGTTGCTGAGCATTCATACTATGTCGCAGCTTATGTCTTGAAACTTGCGCAGTATTACAACTTTGATGTAACAAAAGCGCTTGCACTTGCTTTGATGCATGATTATTCTGAAGCTTACATTTCAGATGTTCCTCATCCTATTAAAGCACAAAATCCAGACTTAGCACTTGCACTTGAGAAAGCAGAAGAAAAGGTCGTGAAAGGTCATCTCAGCGATATGATGGCAGAAATCCTCGGTGAGTTTAATGCACTTTCTGGACCAGAAGGTTTGGTTTGCGTATTAGCTGATGTAATGTCAGTTGTATCATACGCAAAATATGAGATGGAGCTTGGAAATAGTTCTTACATGAAACAGGTTTATGAAAGAACAAAACCTCGTTATGAGTCTATTCTCAAACAACTATCAGAATATGCAAAAGGCGAAACAGAAGCAAAAAAGAGAGAAATAAGCATCTATATTCGCAGCCAAATTGATGATATTTTCATCTCAAGAATTGAAAATAATTAGGCTTCGTTGAAGTCTAAAAGATATTTACATAGCAAAGGAGAAAAATGCTATATGGTTATGTACGAAAGTGATGGTTCAACACTTAATTTGAATTACGGTGAAACAGTTCCTGGAGCAGCAGAGGTTATTCGTGATATTCTTAATGCTCCAATCGACCATGAGATAAAGGCTTCTCGTAAGAGAGTTTCTTTGAATGAAACTACATTGACAATTTCGGCCAAACTTGGAAAGAAAGCTCTTGAAGAGGTTATTGAAGCTGTTGCTCCAAAAGGTTTTAAGAAGATTGAAAAGGCAAAAGTCTTGTCGTTCTCAACGCCTGATGTTGAAACTTCAGAGCAGGCATCTTTGATGCGTTAATATAAAATAAAAGGAGAATTTTATGGGAAAATTTGTACCTGGTTATGAAAGCATCAAAGTTAAGCTTTTGTCATATGCTGGAAATGACCTTGGCCGCCAATGTTGTGAGTTTGGCCAGAATGCAGAGTTTTATGTTCCATTGAAAAATGGTTATTCACCAGATGACCCTCAGTGTAAGAAAATTGCACGTCAGATTACTGAAGGAATGACATTCCCTAAGTATGCTTTTGAGGGCACTAACATTTCATTCCAGATTGAAGGAATCTCACGTGTCAATCTTGCTCAGCTTACTCGTGAAAAAGGCTTCTTCTGTTCTGCTTCAGGTGGTGTTCGTCCTCTTACGCAGGAATTTGTCACACCTCGCTTTATCTACAATCATCCTGAATGGATGAAACGTCTTGAAAAAATTGAAGATGAAATCGAAAGTCTTTACGTTGACATGATTCAGGGCGGCACTTCATACGTTGATGCACGTTATTTTGGTTTTCATGCACAGACAATCAACATCACATACTGCTCAACCTTGAAAGATTTCTTGATGTGTGTAAACAAGCGCACTGAAAACAACTTCGCTGATGAAATCAATTACTTGTATCGTTTGATGTTCAAAGCACTTCGTGATGCAATTGCAAAAGATGTTACAGACCCACTTTCAAAGCAGCTTTGGGATTGGCTCATTAAAATCTTCGCAATGCCAAAACGCATGTGTAAAAACTTTACATACAATAATGACTTCAAGCTCGTTCCTGAGCCTGAAGGATTTAAGTTTGAAGAGCCAGCACACAATGATTGGACAACATCATCTTGGAAACTTGAGCTTGAAAGGATGTACAAAGAAGAGCCAGATTTACTTTTCCCTGGCGAAAAAGAGATGATTGAAAAATGGATGGAAGCTGAAAAGAGAGGCGAAAAGTTGCCAACAACTTATGACCCTAAGTTTGAGCTTTCACCAGTACAGCTCATCAAGAAAACTGACTACTTTGACAAAGGCACTGTAAAAGAAAATATTTACGGCGTATAAATGAAAAAATGGGAGCTGAAGCTCCCATTATTATTTTATAGTGTATATGGCACAAAAATAAGTTGAATTAAAAACTTCAATAATTCAAAACCGAACATAACTGTAGCAGCTATCAAAGAAAGAATTCCAACAACAATTCCAGAAATTATCAAAATTTTCTTTTTAGTCTTGGTCATAAACAGCACCTTCATACAAGTCACGAGCTGCATCCCAAGCTGCCTCATCAGCTGCTTCTTCACTCATATTTTTATCAAAATATTCTTCAGCAGTGTTTGAATATCCATCTTGTATTTCTACGTCCTCAGCATCCATTTCATCAACTAAGTCATAAAAATGGTCTTTAACTAAGTCACAAAAAGTATTAAAATCAAGCATATTAATATAGTATATATGAAGAAGTATTATACTGTTATTTTTGAAGGAATAGACAAAACTGGCAAAGACCAGCTTGCTCGTTATGTTGATGAAATTTGTGGACATGATATGTGTCTTCCACGAAGAGGAATTGTATCAAATGTTGCATACGCAAAATTGTATGGCCGTGAAGCTCCAGAATATGATTTGAGCAACCATAAACATGAGATTTATGTTCTTTTACGTTGCTCAGATAAAACTGACTGGAAAATGAGATGCAAGCTTACAAATGAGCCAGCAATTGATTATGAAAAAAATGTTGAAGTTTTTGAAACAACTTGGGATTGGTTTAAGACAGTACATGACCCAAAACTTTGTTTTGAATATGATACATGCAAAATGACACCAATTCAGATTGCACGTGATATTGTTGCTCGTGTAAATATGCTTAACGGCAATAATTAAGAATACTTTCGAAAAGTTTAGACTCTTTTACAGGCTGCTGCGGATTTTTCTGGCAGCCTAATTTTTGCAATATTTCTGGTATAAAATTTTTCAAATTAGAAGCTGCATTCCAGATATGCTTACACATTTGCTGGCCAATTTTTCCACCTGCATTTGCATGACGAGCTTGCCATGTTCCTTTTCCATGCGTACCAATGAAGTCGAAATATGAAGTCTTTTTATAGTCATCGCCTTCATGCATTCCTTGCCAATAAAAAGCTGGACAGTCACAAAAAACTTTTACATCACAATTTTTGAAAATTTGTGACATATATTGTTGGCCTTTCTGAAGACCTTGAGTTTTCCAATCTTTTGGCAATATTTTATCTATATTCAAGAATGAAAGACGAACAACATATTCTCTTTTCAAGAATGGCTGAGGATTACCCTTCAAGTCTACGTGTTTATTTTCATTTTTAGATGACTGTACACCAATAATCAAATCAAGCTGTTTTCCATTTTCTGATGCTGAAACTAAAAAAGCACCTCCAAGTCCATATTTATTCATAGCACCCATTGTGATGCCTGAAATGCTCATTTGATTTAATGTATATTCACGTAAAGTCATAAATATTTAGTTTCGTCATGCTATTACTATTTATAATGACAACAGCTATTAAATGCTGTTACATAGGAGAAACATGCATATATGTTGGCAGACGACATGATTACCACTGATATGTGGGAAAAAACCTTCCAGAAAAAATTTTCTAATTTCTGTACAAAATCCCCAGTTTTATTAAAAATGTCTATTAGAATTCAAGATGGAAATAAGGGCGTGCTCTTAAACCATGTTAATTCAGATAGGACATATTTCTTCCCATTTGACTATGACGCAAATGTAAAAGACTTTATTGCGAATATCAAACGTCTTTTAGTTGAAAATCACTATCCACGCTTAGTTCAAACTTTGTATGAAAATCACAAAAAGACTAATGAAGAACTAGCACAAGAACTTGAAAATGGCGAAAAAGTTGACTCTTTGACGCAATATTGTGTAAAGAAAACAGGTGAAAGATTGTATCGTATCGACAAAGTTTTACCTTGGAAAAATATTGCAATTATCGTTCTTGAGCAAAGTTCTGTTCCTGGTGACAATGTCGGAACAGTTCTAAAATATTCATATCAAAAGTCTTTGGTTTTATACCTGAAAAATTACCGCACTGGAGTTTTCAAAAATATTGACGAAGCTTCTGATGACTTCTTCAACAACAGTCTTTTAGTTTCTGAAATTACTGTTAATCCTAATAATAAAGAGGACTAAAATGGAAACCATTATTTCTTTTATATTTTTTGTTATTATTGGGATTTCATGCTTTTTAATTTTGAGAAAACAATCAAAACTTGAAGACATGCTCAAAAAGCTCACAGTTGCTGGTGAAGAAATCTTCAACGATAATGAGTTGAATACAGTTTTCATTCAAAAAGCTTTGGACACTTTATCTGAAGCCGGGTATGAACCTGATATTAGTGTTGATGAAAATGGCCAACGTTGGATTACAGCTAAAGTTGCTGAAAACACAAATGTAAACACAATCAAACTTTCAAAAGAATTATTTCAGTCTAAAAACTTTGGCCCGATTGAGAAGATTTTGAAAAATGAAATCAATGAAGTTTTGCCTTCATTTGTAGAAAAAATTAAAGGAGAACAAAATGCTAAAAATTAAGAGTGTCACATATGACATAATGGACCATGGTCCTGCAATTGCACACCCAGTTATCACAATTGACTTTGAGCCTGTTGAGTCTTATGACGGAGATCTTTTTGAAGACTTGAAGAAAAAGATTACTGAAGCCAAACTTGATGATGTTTATGCTGAAGCAATCAACTACAAACAGATTGTTTATTTCTTGTTTAAAGGCCGCATTTTCCAGAAAGAAAATATTCCAGTTTATCAAGACTTGTTTGATAAAATTTCACGTGAAGCTGCGAACATGCAGAAGCCTCTTTTGGAGTCACATACAATCACTGTCAACCAGATGAAGCCACCATTTTTCATGTGGGAAGGTTTGCCACAAGACTTCACTGGGATAGAAAGCGCATACAATGACTTCAATGTTCCATATGCAATTCTTGACGGAAGTTCAGAATACTCACCAATTGCTCTTCAGCAGATTATGAACCACCCTTATGGAACTGTTTTCATCGAATGGAACAGCAAAGCAAAAGAGCTTTACAAAGAAATTGAAGAGACTTTCCATGGTCTTAAGAGCTTCTTGATTGCAAGAGCTGGTTATGACTATAATGAAGCTAAGAAGTTTGCACTTGAAAATAAATGCTGCTTGTATATGAAAAATAATTATTAAAAAAATAAAGGGACGCTTAAGCGTCCCTTTTTTATGCTCTTTTATACGTTAGTTTGCATAAGAGTTTGGATCATTTGTCCATCTAAGTGAGAATACTTCACCTTGTGCAATACCGTATGGATTGTCAATTGAGCAATTTTCTACTGTCATGTTCAAACCAACATTTGAAGGTCTAACTGAAACAGAGAATTCCCACTGTCTGTCAGCAGGCTGAGAAACTGCTGGGTCAGGAATAAATGTAATTACGCCTTCACCTGTAGACTCATCAATAGTCTTTGACTGCATTACAAAGTAATACTCACCAATGTTAGAAGCAACAAGAACAAGACGGCCTGGGTACATAGAATATTCATCAAATGTGAGGTCGAATGTCCAACCACGATAAGAGTCAATGTAGCGACCATTTCTGATTTCAGGATTGAACTCATATTTAGCATAGTAAGAAACTAATGTTGAGTATGGGTCGTAAACATCAATTGTTGACTGGAGTGACTTAGAAACAAGCTGACCACCATTGTCAGGGTCACCTTTATACCAACCAACAAATCTCCAACCAAATGGCTCAAATGCTGTGAAGATTACGTCTGTTCCGTTCTGAACTTCACTATGAACTGGAGTTGCATAAGCACCTGAGTCAATGGCTCCAGATGGAGTAATGAATGTGTTGAAACCAACATTGTGAACTGGAACTGAAACAGCAACCATGCCTTTTACATATTTGATAGTTGTTGGCTCTTGTGAGTCTTGACCAAATACGCCAGGCATTGTGAGGATTTTTGCAGCTTCTTTGATTGAGTTTGCTACAACTGAAACAGGATAGTCTCCCTCATCTGTTGAGAAATAACCTGTATACTGATTTAAAGTTCTAACTTCCTGGCCGCGTGGACGTCTACGTGCCATATCAATATCACGCATTGTTACGTCAACTTTTCCGTCACCGTTAACGTCCCAACCTGCAGGATTGTAAGAACCTGGAATGAATTGTGGTCCCATATTAAAATCTCCTATAGATATTAAAATAGTCGCTATATTCAAAAAGACAAAAGTTTATTGTAAAATTACCTTTTATTAGATTTCTTATTGTAAATTTACCTTTTTTCGATGCCTACTAAATAATTACTAAATATTATGAAACAAAGGAGACTACGAAGTGAAATTATTGACCTGAATACTGGCCAAAAATATCACAATGAAACAGAAGCTGCTGATGCAACTGGAGTTTCTCGCTATTTGATACACAAGAGCATTGAGAAACATAAGATTTGTAAAGGTGTTGCTTTTGCGGCATATTATTATGGAATTGACATTGAATTCATGAAAAATATGTACAATGTTGATATTAGAAAGAAAAGAGACTTCGAAGCTGAAGTGAAAAATAGAAAGGAGAAAAAACTGAATGGCTGATGAATACTCACCAATAGCGCTCAACCCAAATATGGTTGAAAAAATGAATGAAGCAAATACTACTCTTAATGAGGTTAAAAATGCACCTCCAGGATATGTAAATATTAAATTATCAACACGTGGAAAAGTTGGAGCACCAGAAAGCTTTTGGATTCGTAACTTTATTCCTGAAGATTTGGCAGTTCTTGCAACTACACCTGAAAATGACATGCCAATCAAAGTTGTTGAAATTCTTGATAGCATGGTTTGGAATCCAGACCCAAATAACATAATTTCTGTTAAAAACTTCCATGAGAAAGAAGTTATTGAGACATTGCTCGATATTTATGAAATCTTCTATACTTCTGTTTTTCCTGACCAAACGTGGGTTCCAACTGAAGAAGATGTTGCATTCCTTGAAAAGCAGTATGGTGGAAAAGACTCTGATGCTTTCCGTAAACAAATGAAAGCTCTTGAGAACGGAGATTGGAAGCCTAAATTTGACCTTGATATTTCAAAGCTTGACTATTATGAAGTTCCAGATGACTTCAAAACCTCAGTTCGTGTTAAAAAACGCATCGCTGGTGAAGATGTCTCTATTAAATTTTCACTTCCAAAATATGGTGATTTTGTTACATTGAAATTTTTCATCGATGAAATGTACAAGAAAGAAGATAGCCGCTACAGACGTATTGGTGAAATTATCAAGTTCCGTGAAGATGCAAAAGAACGCATTAGACAAGGTGAAAATGTAAACTTAGCAGGAATTCCAGATGTTCCACAAAATGAGTATGATGAATATAAGAAATATGAGCAGGAAAAAGTAATCTTCACAATGACTGCAACAAAAGCTCTCTATATTGAAGAGTTTCAAGGTGTTTCTTATGTTGGCAAATCTCTTGCTGAGAAGTTGGAAGTTGCCCGTGATCCTCGTATTACATATACATTATTCCAGCAAGCTCAGAAGTTGTTTGACACATTAAAATTCGGCTATAAAGAGGAAATTACTGTTTTCGACCCGATTATGCAAAAAGTCGTTACCAGAAACTATACATTTCAACTCTCTGATTTACTTCAAGCCATTTCAAATCCAAGAGATATTGAGGCTGATCTATCTTTTGAGTGAGGATACGGGCTTCACATTTGATGAGCTTTTTCACATGAGAATGGACTACTTGATGATGTTGAAAGATGTCAAAGACCAAATCATTGAAGAGCGCAACAAAGCTCAAGAAGAAGCTGAAGCTAAACAGTCTGGAGCAGGAACTAAACTTTCAAGTAATTCATTCAGTGCTTCATCGATTAAGTCTTTGGCTTCTAAGTATGGCGTTTCGATGCCTTCAGGTTTACATCTATAAAAATTATTAAAAGGTTCAATTATTTTTGAACCTTTTTTTATTTTCTCATATATTATGTACGTAAATCGACAATAAAAACAGGAGATACACAGATGATAAACCAGGTAGAACAATCACAGGTTGAAAACAATGTTGGAAAATCACAGAGCTTCTCAATTGCTCAGAACATGAACATTCTCGACATTCTTTCAAACAAGATGTATGAGCAGCCGATTGAAGCTATTGTTCGAGAGGTTTACAGTAACGCAATTGATGCGAACATCGAAGGTAAAACTTCTGGCAAAATTGATGTTGTCCTTCCGACTGAACAAAATCCTGTCTTCAGGGTAACAGACCATGGAATTGGTATGACTGATGAAAAAGTCAGAAAGGTTTACTGTGAGTATGGTAACTCAACTAAAGGTGACGACAACTCACAGATTGGTGGTTTTGGAATTGGTTGTAAAACACCTTTCGCTTACACTGACCAGTTCACTGTAACAACTTCTAAGAATGGAAAGAAAAACTCATATGTTGCCTTCAAAGGTGACACTGGCTATGAGCTCGTTCCTGCTTCAAGTTCAGACTGCAATGAAAGCGGAACTACAGTTGAAGTTCCAGTAAAACCTGAAGACATGGAAGACTTTATCGTAGCTGCTGTTAAAGTTTTCTTCTTCGCAAAAGAATTCCCGAATATGGATGAAGTTTCACTTGAAGCTTTTAAGTCATGGGTTCAAAGATGCCTTTTCCTTGAAAATAAAGATGAAGCAATGAAAGTCTATATGATTGAGCGTGTCAGAATACAGAATGGCTCATCATATTTCAAGAAGCTTCAGTTTGGAAACAATCTTCTTGCTGAAATTGGTGGTGTTGCATACGGTATTGACAGCAATGTTCTGAAAAATAACTTCTTCTCAGGAACAATTGTAATGCACATTCCTGTTGGTGAGGTTTCAGTTCAGGCATCTCGTGAAAAACTGAACTACAACAAAGACACAATTGCAAAGCTGAAGAAATACTTCTTGGAGTCACTCAGAAAGTTTGAAAAAGAGGTTGATGACATTCTTGAAGACAAGTCACTCAACTACATTGAAAAACACAACTTCTGCAGACTCATCAATATTGGGCATTATGAAGATGCTGTAGACTTCTGCTGCAGATAACGAAATAAAAGCTGGTTGCCATATGTTAATCTATTTTATATGGCAAACCAGATTTTAATAAAAACAAACGAGAAGGGCGAAAAAGAAATAAACATTAAACTTGAAAAAACAATTGATGCTTTCGACTTTCGCCGCGTGCTTGAATTGGTTCGAAACTCATGTGTAAACTTTGAAGCAGGAACTTATACTTTTAGCTATAATTTAAAAAACAGTGATTTAAATATTGACTCTTACACAGGAGCATATTGATGGCTGACACAAAAACTAATGATGAGCGTACAAAGACAATCACCATTCTTGGTGAAGAGTGGCTCATTATTTACAAAAAAGATGACCCTGCATTTGAGCATGCATTAGGTTATACAGTTGATGTTGACAGGACAATTATTGTTCAAGACATTGATGAAAACTTTGATGAAACAAATGCTGAGTTTAATGTTGTTCAGCAACATGCCAACCTCAAACGTGTTTTGAGGCATGAGATTGTACATGCATTTTTGATGGAAAGCGGTCTTGATGAAGACTCACACACTTATGAGAATGGTTGGGCCACAAATGAAGAGATGGTTGACTGGTTTGCGCGTCAAGCACCAAAAATCTATAAAGTTTACAAAGAACTTAAAATCATATAATCTTGGGGGTTGTGTTATGCAGAGCAATGAAGAACTTCTCAACATTGAGTTTGAGAAATATTGGAATGTCGTAAAAAATGAAATTCCAACCAACAGCATTAAAGAAATCGCAAAAATGTTTTTCATGCAGGGGCATGTTTGTAATGTTCCAGCTAGCAAAGAACTTTCAAAGAAAGAGTTCGAAGATTTCTGTTTCATGTCATTTGTTAAGGATTGTATTGAGCATCCTGAAGATATGGTAAACCAAACTGAGCAAACCGACTTTGTTGAAGTTACAGCGCCTTGTGGCGAGAAAGAAAAATGTGTTGCTTTCCCAGACCGCTGTGAAGATGCTGGCTGTGAAGCTCCAGGCGTATGCCGTCGTTACATCAATATCTCTAAACTTTGTGGAGTTGAGGATGCAGTTGTAGTAAATCGAAAAGACATTCTTTCTAAAAAAGAAATTGATGCACTTGCTGAAGCGCTTGCAAAAGCTCGAGGTGAATAAAATGAAATTTGATAACCAGATAATTTATGGCGCTATTCTTGGTGATATTGCCGGCTCAACTTTGGAAAATAAGTTTCCAGACAAAACTGAGCCTTTCCGTGAAATGGTTAAAAAAGGACATTTTACAGATGACACAGTTTTGACAATTGCTGTCCTTGATGCCCTCAAACATAAAAGAAAAATGGATGAAGCTTTCAAAGATTGGGGCTCACGCTATTTTAATGCTGGTTTTTCAACAAACTTCAAAGAAAACATAATCTATCCAGAAGTTCCAAAGACTGGTGAATGCCATAGCAATTCAAATGGCGCTTTGATGATGCTTTCGCCTTTTATTGCAGCTCATAAAAATGACAATGACTACAGGCAGCTTATTGACCGAATGCATGAAGCAGTTAAAGTTACACATAACTGCACTGAATGTAATGAACTTGCATATGAGCTTATTCAACTCGCACGAGGTCAAGCTTATGGTTTTGCTTATGCATGCAGTATGCGGTATGCTAGTATTGGAGTTTATGAAGAAATGCTCAAAACACGAAAGTTTGACATTTCAGCATATGGAACTATGCGCGAAGCAATTATCATAAGGTTTATTTCAAAAAGTTTTGGTGAAGCAATTGAAAAATCTCTCATTCTTGGCGGTGACACTGACACTCGAACTTGTTTGGTTGGCATGTTGGCGGCTGGAGCATGGGGAATTGATGAAGAAGATATTGAGCTCGTTCGTGATAAAATTCCTGGAGAAATGTTAAAAATTATTGAACTTCCTTAAAACTTTTCATATATTATTTCCGTAAAGAGGTGAATATGAACTTGATTGAACTTTCAAAAGCACATAACTGGGGTCTTCCAACTGTTTGTCCAAAATGTGGTGGAGCTCTGGTTCTTTCAGAAAATCATAAACAGCTTTATTGTGGAAACACAAACTGCAAATCTTACATCAGTGGTCGTTTGACGAAGTTTACCAACACTCTTGAAATCAAAGAGTTTGGAACAGCCACTGTTGAAAAAATCGCTGAAAAATTTGATAGTGTCAGCTGCATTTACAAAGATGATGTTTATGACTACCTCAAAACTCTTGATGGTTATGGTGAGCGCTCAATCGCTAAAATGCGAAAAGAAGTTGCTGCTCACAATGAAATGACTCTTGCAAAGTTTATCGCAGCTTTCAATATTGAAGACATTGGTGAAAAAGTTGCTCAGAAAATTATCGACAATGTTGCAGCCACAAGTCTTGAAGACCTGACTATTGCTGATGCTTCAAAATACATTGGTGATGGTGTAAAAGAAAAAACTGCTCAAAAACTTCGTGATGGCCTTGATGCTCTCAAAGATGACATGAAAGAAGTTTTGAAGTATGTCAAAATTGTTGGTGTTGAAGAACCAGTTCAGGGTAATCTCGGTGGTAAGTCATTCTGTTTCACTGGAGCTGCTTCTCGCCCACGTAAAGAACTTCAGCAGATGGTAAAAGATAATGGTGGTATTGTATTCGATTCTTGTAAAAAAGGTCTTGACTACCTCGTTCTTGCTGACCCGAACTCAACTTCTACGAAAGCTGTAAAAGCTCGCAAAGATGGCGTAAATCTCATCAGTGAAGAAGACTTCGTAAAAATGTGTGGAGGAAACTAAAAGATGACACGAAACAATACAAATTTTCCAATTCGACCTTTGCGGAATAATTATGGTATTTCTGCAATTGTTGCTCCGGTCATCTATCTTGTTATATGTGCATTGAGTTCTGGAACACCAAATGATAAGTTTTCTACTTTCATCATGACGACTGGAGTTGTTGAGCTCTTCTTTTGGTTCATGTTTAATTTCTTTGGTGACTGGAGTAAGAAAAATGGACATTGATTGGGGAGATATTCTAAACGAAAAAGAAGAGCATGAAAAGCTTCTTGCAGATTGCGAAAAAGCTGTTAGAAATGAGCCTGAACTTGAACACGATATGGTTGTGCGAAAGACTTGGGCAGAATATGCAAAAGACATCAACAGAATGCGTGCTCAACTTCGTTACATGAAAAAGTCTGTTGGCTACCGTGGTGGTTGTTATTCACCATATGAAAATCAAAGAGACATCATTGACTGCGAAAAAGAAATCAAACGGCTGTGCAAACTTCGAGACACTGCTAAAGCGATGGAAAAAGCATCTGGCAATAAAATGGGAGAGATGAAATAATGAAATTTCCATTCAAAATCAGCACAAAGAAAAAGGAAGATTGCAGTAAGCTTTTACTCTCAACGTTCAGCTTTATCGCAAATTCTTCTAGTGACGGTAAGCCACAAGAAGTTTCATTAGACATTGATGGAATGCCAAAAACTTTTACTGTAAGAATAGTAAAATAAAAAAATGGGAGCTTCAAGCTCCCATAACTTTTTTACCATCTTTTTGTTTTTTGCAATAGGACAAAGAAATAGTCTAAACCATCTTCTTCTTCCACAGGTTTGAATGTTCCTAAAAGCCGCGATTCAGCAGTTTCTTTAAGCTGTCTTACAAGCTCATCAGAATACTTAATTTTCCTGTCTTCAGAATAATTGCTTGCAACATCCTTTGCAACTTTCAAGAGAACTTCTTCATTTTTAAGGTCTTTACGAGCAGCAACAATCACAACAGCAATGTTACCAACTTCATTAAAGAATTTGAATTTAAATAAATTAAACTCATTCATAGGCTGTTCTCCTTATCTATAAAAATAGATTAACACAATCAATATATTAGTAAAAAAGGGGACCAAACGGTCCCCTTTGACAATTTTTAATTTAAGCTATCTGATAGAAACCCACCCTCGAAACTATCAGCTACCGAAGTAAGGCCAAAACATTCTGTGACTGTGAGTTTGCATTTGCAAGCATTGCAGTTGCAGACTGCTGCAAAATCTGGTTTTTAGTGTATTCAACCATTGATTTTGCCATATCTTCATCACGAATGATAGACTCAGAAGATGTAATATTTTCGGCTGCGACATCAATTCCTTTCTTAGCTGTTTCCATTCTGTTTTGTACAGCACCTAAATCAGCACGTTGTTTGTTTACAGCTTTCAATGCTTCATCAATTGTTGCAATTGTTGAATTAGCTTCGTCTGCAGACGCAATTGAAATTGTGTTTCCTTCTTCGCCCTGAATACCAGTTAAACCAAGAGCTGAAGCAGTTGCTGATGCTACATTGATTGAAATATTCTGGTCAACATTTGCACCAATCTGGAAACTCATTGCAATACCACCTTCTTTTGCAAAGCGGCCTGTAAGCATGTTCATACCATTGAATTGAGCTGAAGAAGCAATACGGTCAACTTCTGAAACAAGCTGTGATACTTCTACTTGAATCTGCATTCTGTCTTCATCTGTATACAAACCATTTGCTGACTGAACAGCAAGCTCACGAATACGCTGAAGAATATCACCAGTTTCTGCAAGATAACCTTCTGTTGTCTGAATAAATGAAACACCATTTTGCACATTTCTTGAAGCCTGATTAAGACCACGAATTTGTGAACGCATCTTTTCCGAAATGGCAAGACCCGCAGCATCATCACCAGCTTTATTGATTTTCTGTCCTGATGAAAGTTTTTCCATTGATGACTGAAGAGCATTTGTGTTCAAGTTTTCCATTCTTGAAGCGAAAATGCTGCTCATATTATGATTGATAATCATTAAATCCTTCCTTGGAATTTTTCTGACTTTCCATTGTCTATATTATATTATCGGCATAATTTAGCATAAAGTTTAATGTTTTTTAAACTAATAAATCAATTTTACTTTGTGCCTCTTCTTGTGGAGTTTGGATGTTTTCGATAGCCTCAGTTGCGCGTTCTTCTGTACGTTCTTTTATAGCTTCCTGAGGCTTTCCTTCTAACTGTGAAGCCAAAGATTGTGGCTTTACAATAGCTGAAACTTCCATAAGCAATACCTCTAAATAAGATTAATTACATTCCAAATTTATCCAAAATTCTTTTTCCAAGATAATAAAGGAAATCACTATCGAGCCTTGACTTAAAGAGAGCATTAACAATTGTCTTTGCCATTGTAGCATAAGCGCCATCTTGCTCAACTTCATTAAAAATACTAGTAAGATTTTTGCGAAGCTCATTCAATCGTTCTGTAGAGCAATTTCCTTCATTCAAAGTAGACTCATGCAATGGTGAGTTAAAAATATCATCAACAAGAGCCTCACCTTTTTTAGTAAGCTTATAGCTGTTTCTTTCGCTCATCGTTGTGTCAAGAAGGTCTGTTTTCTTCAATGCTGTAAAGAAATTGCTAAAATAGTTTGGTGGCAAACCAATGCCATCAAGAATTTCTCTACGTGTGCATCCTGGATGCTCAGCAATAAATTTCAAAGCTTTTGCGCCACGCATGTTTGGTTTCATGTTTGTAAAGTGGTATGCTTGTGTGGCCCAAGCTCCACCTAATGCAAGTTTACTATCATTCGCACGAGAAAAATTTTTTGGATGTCCAATAGACTTTACTTTTCCATATTTTGCAACTGTTCCCCATTGTGTATAACCAACATTGTGATGTTCATCATCATATAACTGTTCAGGTGTCATTCTAATTTCTCCTATATGTATTTAAATTAGTAAAAGACACCTGAAAATAAACAGGTGTCTTTTTTAATTATTCTGCTGCGTCAGGAGTAACTGCAGGTTTATCTTCTACAGGCTTTGACTTATTATTTTTTGTCTTTTTTGTTGATTTCACAATTGTAGGCGCATTCTCAATTTTCTTGAATTCTTCGCTCATCAATTTCTGATATTTATCAACAATTTCATTCATTGCATCCTGTTTTGCCATAGCATCTGCCTGGAAATTGTTAAGACGCTGAACTGTCTCTTCAGATGAGAACCAAAAGTCTTTGCCATCAAGACATTGTTGGATTTCAGCTTCAGTCAAGAAATTCTTATAAATTTCTCTAAATTGAGGTTCCCAAACTTTTTCGTCAAATTTAAGCTGTTCTTTCAATTCATTCCATTTTCCATAAGTCCAAGATGTCCAAGCATGTATCATAACACGACAATGAGGGAAAACTTTCCAAGTGTCAGCAGCAAGCATAATCATAGTCGCAGCTGAAGCACACATTCCTTCAATCCAGAATTCAACATATGCATCTGACAAATGAAGCGCATCAAAAATGTTCAATGCAACATTTACATCACCACCATAGCAATTGCAATGTACACGAATTGTATCATCAGCACGAGCGCTTGAAACTTCACGTAAAAAGTCAATATAGTCTTCAACTGAGTCAATTTCTTCAGTTAAGAAAAAGTCGACTAGTTTTCCTTTATCTGTCTCAGATACACGAAGAACATCATTTTTGACATATTCTTCATCAGATTTCATCTTTTTACAATTGTTATGAATAATTCCCACTACTATTATCTCCTTTAGTGTATATATTATAATATATTAATATTGAGAATTTCAGTATGTCTCTATATTACTATAATTTAAAATCTATAGGGTTTTCAAGTTTACTTACCCTTTTAAAGATTATTTAAACAGGTAAGTAACCATGTTTTCAATTCATCATAATTTTCTCTATTATATAAAAAATCATTTTTAGGACTATATTCAGTATTCCAATTTTGGAACATATTATTATAAATGCCTAATTTTTTAAGTAAATCAATTCTCTCATAATTTGTAAATTTTTCGTCAATGTAAATTTTTATGTATAAGTCTTTTTCAAAATTTATAAACTTATCTGAGTATGAATTCACAATAATTATCTTATCATTATGTGATTTTTCTTGGTTCAAAATTGATGTAGCCATAAATTCATAATGTTTTTCAAAAGTTTTTCCATTTGACATTTTTATATTTTTATCGATGTCTTCATAATGAAATACATTTGGAAAATCTTTTAATAGCTGATTTGATAAAGTTGATTTACCACTTCCAGAAGGACCAATGATAATTAAAAATCTTGTGTTCATTGTTAATATAGTTATATTATGGGAAGAAGCAAACCAGTCTTTTATGAAGACACTCCAGACGAATTATATACAGTTGAAAAAACATACTCAGAAGCAGAAGAGACACTCATAAAATTTGTTGAGAAGAAAATTGCTCAAATGAATGAGTCTCTTTTATTCAATGGTGATGACACGCCTGGTTTTGGAAAATTAAATCAGGCTTTGATGGAATATGAAAGTGTCATGCTTGGTCTTTTGACGTTGCATCAAGAAGCTCGTTTTAAGGCATCAGTCGCTCAGGAAAAATACGATAATTTTTATGCTGAGAAATTTATTGAAGTTAAGACACGTGATGCGACATTAAATCCAAAGAAAATGATGGCTGCAAAAGAAATTGAAATGGCTGTTCGTAAAGAGAACATGACACAGCTTGCAAAATTGAAAGCAGATGTCCTTGAAACTGAAAATGAATACAATTTTATCAACCATCTTGTTGAAAGTTGGAAAGGCTATCAGTTTATCCTTGGAACATTGTCACGCAATTCACAAGCTGAAGCAGCAGCAACTGGCGTAGCATATCAAAATCCTTATGATGGAAACTAATAAAATATATGTTAGTTCCAAATAGTTTTTTTAGCTCAGACTTAGCGCAAAAGTATTTTATGACAAATAATATGATTGCGCTCAAAATTACAAATGAATGCCCTTTAGCATGCGCACACTGTCGTGAAAATGCATCTATGGACAATAAAGGCGTTGTCTCAAAAGAAGTTATTGACACAGTCATAAAACAAATTGTTGATGGTGGCGATGCTGATAAATGGGTTGTTTGTTTACAAGGTGGTGACCCATTATTATATCCAGACATTTGTGAGTATGTAGTTAAAGAATGTCAAAAACATAACATTGCAACAAATGTTTATACATCTGGTTGGTGGTGGAAAGAACATAAAAAATATGTGCCAATGATTTTAAATTGGAAGCCAACAATTGTTACAATTTCTGTGAATGATTGGACAATTGAAAAGAATAACTGCGGTTTACAATATGTTGATACGATTGCAGAATATTTTCAAAGTAATGACACACCTATTTTGTTATATTCAGAGGTAAATTTAGACGGCGCAAAGTGGGGCCAACAATGTAAGTATAAAACATGCACAATTGCATATGAACTTGCAAAAGTTGGTCGTGCAAAAAATCTCGTTGGAACATATAAAGCACAAGGTAAAATAGAACGATGGATGGATACGTCTATTTGTGTATTAAGTGGTTTTGAAATAGGGATTGATGGAACAATATATCCAAATTGTTGTGCAGCTTCTGGTGGCCCATGCAGATTTGGAAATGTTCTAAATGGCGACAATGTTTCAAAATTACGTGAGATAAACAGACATTCTAAAAAATGTAATATCTCATAAATATAAGTCTGAATAGTCTAAATTAGAACAACTAAAATGCTTACTTGGAGCATATTGAAATTTTTTCACACCAGGTGGCAATTTGTCATCACTGCAACAGTTGAAGTCTGGATGTTCATCACACCACCACTCATTTGGAAAAACGTGAAAATATTCAAAGTTTTTTCCACAAGTAGTCAAATCATAATTTTTGTCAAATACTGACGCAAAATTACAACTTATTTTTGAGTCATGACAACAATCAAATCCAATATCTCCATTTGGTTTTATAGAACATGCTACTTTGTGGCAACTTCCATAGTTAATTCTTTCTACATTTTTATCTTTATCATAGTCTGCTCTTCCCATTTCAAGAATTCCATCTTCATGAACTCTTAAATTTGGATATAGACTTTTTAGTCTTTCAACTTTCGGATTTCCAATGAAAGAGCATGGAACAATATGTGTGTCATTTTGGAATTCATCTATGATTGGAATTATGTCCCTATCTACATCATTATCATGGTAATTATCAACTGATAAGAAAATTAAATATGGCTTTACATTTTCATGTATACGTTTTCTTATCTCAGGGTTTGAGCCCCACCAACCATTTGAAAAAAGACTGACATCAAAATTTAATTCATGAACTTTTTTCGCCAAATATTCACATTTATCTAATTCAAGTGTTGGCTCACCTCCATATAGACAAACAACAGGTTTTATTTTAGTCTTCTTAAAATCTTTAAGTTTTTCGACAAATGCGTCAATTACTTTATAAGAAATATTCCAACTATCATCACATGTGTGTTGAGCAGAATATGAACAAATTGAACATGAATAATTGCATCTGATTGTCATTAAAACATAGAAACCATAGCCTTTAATTGAACGTGCAAAATGGTATCTATAAGCTTCCTGATTTTCTTCATAAGAAAACATATAAAATTAGTAACTAAATCAATATGATTAAATTTGACTTCAATGACTTGGCTGACCTTGCGATGAATGACTATAATAGACTTACATTTGAAATTATTATCACAAAAAAGTGCAATAGTAATTGTCCTCATTGCTTTATGGAAGGAAGCCAAGATGGAGTTATTACAAAAGATATAATTGATATTGCTCTTGAAAAATGTAAAAAATTGAAAGATGATAATTGGATTGAGTTATTCGGTGGTGAGCCTATGCTTGAGCCAGAACTATGTGCGTATACTTCTCAAAAAGCACATGAGCTTGGATTGAAAGTTTCATTATACACAAATGGATATTGGGGCAATTCACAGAAATTGATGGAATATGTTTGTAATGAAATAAAACCAGACTTTATTTTGATGTCAATAGATGACTTCCATACAATTCCAGACAGTTCTATAATGAGTATCTTAGAATTTTTTAATAATGGCAATACACCAAAAATTGGAATTTCTGCAGTAAAAGACCATTGCTCTAAATTAGAGACAAAATTTTTGCCAGCTTTTCCAGACTTAAATGTGTATTATATACGTCTTCATGAAGTTGGAAAAAGCGTAAAATATGAGAATAATGAAAAAGACTATTGTAGAATAGAAGGTTGGATTATTTGCCCAGACGGAGATGTCAGAATGGCATGTGAAAAAGGATATAAAGCATGCCGAGCTGGAAATATAAAAACATTAGATATTGTTAAGGCATATGATACTATAAAAGACATGTTTTTAGCATTTATGAGTGGCACACATTTATATGATTTTTGTAATAAAAATACAATAAATATTTTTGACAAGTCAACATTGTTAAGAAAAGACATCAAAATAATGTCATTAGCAGAAATAACTGCAAAAAAGTCGAATCTTAGAAAAGCTGTACTTACTGATTAATATAAATAACTAGATAATTTATATTATGTGGGAGAATAAAGCTCACCTTTAATGGTGAGCATTTTTATCTAAAAGATGAGTAAAAAAGTTTATAGAATTTTAATTGCAAGTGTTGTAGGAATTTGGGTGTTAGTTGTTATTGCTTTAGCATCATGCATGCGTTTATCAGCAAAAGAAGCAAACTTAGTGAGACAGGAAAATGCAATATATGTTCCATTACCAGAAAGATACAGACTTGAGCATGAGCACTTGAAAACAGCTGAAATGGCAGAATACGCATCAAAAATTGTAAATATTCGCGCTATTAGATGTGAAGATATAGAATTCACATTCGAAGATGCATATGACATTTTATACAAAATCGCATTTTATTCTGACAAGTATGACTTGTCATTAGTTGATGGTTTAATTATAGTCCATGTTGAAAGCGACTTCAAAGCTGACGCATATAATCGATGGGGAAAAGCATATGGACTATGCCAAGTTACTAAGCCTTGTTTAGAAGAATACAACTGGAAACATGGAACCGACTACACTCTTGAAGACATGTATGATGTTAGCCTTAATTTAGAGGTTGGCTTTTGGTATTACAATAGAATTTTAACAAATTATGACAACCGTTATAATTATATAACAACAACGTCAGATGATAAGAAAATACGTGATGCTTATATTGCATACAATATTGGCGTTACAGTTTTTGATAAAGTTGGACGAGATGGAAGAAATATGCTTCGCAATGGAAAATTTCCAATGAATGCATATGGTTATAGAAAAGGTGAAACTTATAGGCCAGTTCTTCGCCTATATGAAGTTTTAGATGATTGGGACTACTATTCATGAAAAAGCCTGACTTGACAGAAATTGTCTGTAAAATTACTGGTGAAAAAGCTTTAATGTTTGTATCACATTGGGCAACAGATGATGATGTTTATAATGTCTCTTTTGTAAAAGAAAAATACGCGCATATAGAAAAACTTCAAAAACTTGATACTTTAATTCTAGATGGCTGGAAATTACGTGACCTTTGTAAATGGGTTCTCAATCTTAAAAAAGGCGAATGGGACTCAAATGACTTCTTTTCTTCTAAAGGCAGCTTAGTTCTTGAATGCAATTGCCATAATGAAATATTTGTCACATTTTATGATTATGAAAGCGACATTATATATTTTGAGATTTTTGACAATTATTGGCTAAAACGAAAATATCGTAAAAAGATTACATCTGAGTTTTCAATTTGTAGAGAGGACGCACAAAAATCATTTAAGCTTCTTTTGAACATTTTTAAATAGTTTCATATATTATTTACGTATGATAACAGCCGAAAAGAAAGCAGAATTATTGAAAAGAGCACGAAAAAATGGTTTCATAAAAGTTTCAGTAAAATATGAAAGGGATGTTTCAGGCGGAACAGCTAAAAGAAAGCTCAACGGTGAAGCAACCTTCATTATCAAAAAATCTGATAAAATTGAGACTGTGTGCCGTGCACTTATCAAAAAGTTTAGAGCAAAATTTGGACCAGGCTGTATAATTTGGTTTAAGCAGAATGATGTCAATATTGAGCCAGCTGTTGAAGGAGTAGACTATGAATTGGCAATCACGAGCAGAGCAAAACGCTTCAAAGCTCGCAATCCGAAGGTCAAAAAACCGCAGACAAATTATGAAGTAGTCGCAAAAAAAATCGCCAAGGAGCAGGCATAAAATGTATTTCAGGAAAAAAAGAAAGACGCTGAAAGAACAGTTGCGAAATTATTATTCTGAAGAAGCTCGACAAAAACGTAAGCCCATGAAAGTGCCGTTTTATATTCTTATTGACGACACTGATGGAAAAGTAATGACATTCCATAGTCAATTTTACAATCATTATGCGAATGACAAAGAATTCCATGCTCCTCGCAGAATGAAGTATATTGAAACAGCAATCAGGTTTAAGGATGAAGTTTCAGAAGCTGAAAAGAAATACAAAAACATTAAAATCGTTCGTGTTACGACAACGATAAAAGCAACTCTTGAAGCTGCGTCACAAGGTTTGTTGAAGCAGAACAGCATTCAGGAAATTTTTTGGGAGTTTAATTAATCTATCTATAATATTATGGAAGAACTTAAGTTTTACGGTTGGACCGACTTTGACAATTACAACTATCCAGACTTTGAGAAAGAAAACTTTCCAAACTTGAATATGAGCCAATTCATGGAATTAAGCGAAAAAATTCGCCATGTAGTTGTTGACCATATCCGTGAGAAAGGAATTAAGTTTGAAGGTGGCTATCATCAAAATGGAGATGATGGTTGTCCTCTTGTTCAGGTTGGTAATAAAATTGTTCGTGAAACATGTTCTTTTAGATTTTGGGGTGGAATTATAGCAGATGCAGGTTATGGTGAGTCTTATATTGATTGGGCGTGGAGTGATGCAGAAGATCCAGTTTATCCGCATTGCGTTAAAGGAGAGAATATCATTGTTCGGGAAGACTTGTAAAAGAAGAATGACAATCTTCGAGAGGATTACTAAAACTAACCTCTATCGTATTTATTGTCCAGAATGCTCTGTTAAAAATGATAAACCAACTGCGTCATTACATCATGTGTATGATAAAGTTTATAAGAAAGATAAATTTTATTTGAAGTGCAATAAATGTAAATTAGCAACTCCAGCATATGAAAATGACAAAGAAATCTTTGAACATTGGGACTATTACTTCACTAAGAAAGAAGACAAGCTCTTTGATGATGATGAGGACTAACTATGGAAGATGAGACAATTTTAGAAGCATCACTTGAAAAAATCAAAAACTCAGAAGGTTGGGCTCGTGCTGATGAAATTGCCTACCTTATCAAGGTGATTGACGAACGTCCAGGTATTCTTAGAAGAGCTATGAAGCGCTATCCTTATTTGGAATTAAGGAATGTTTTCAGTGATGAATTGTGTTATCCAGAAGACTCTGAGGAATATCTGAGAGCAAATCATTGGACTTCTTGGAATGATAATGGCTGGGAATACATTTGGAAACGTCTTATGATTGAGACGATGATTGTATATGATAACATGCCTGATGGGGCAAAAGAGTCTTTCAGAATTCTTGATACTAAAGAAAAGTATGGCTCTTTACGTATTTCATTTAGTGGTTACAATGAAGAGCTCAATACGCTTGAAACAGAAGCATCATTGCTTTCACAAATAACTTGTTTGAATTGTGGAAAAGTTTCACATGACAGCAAAGGAAACGCTCTCATCTACACAACTCGCGGTTGGATTGTTCCATATTGCCGCAAATGTTTCGATAATGATTGGAGCAGATCTCAAAAGAATATGACAAAAAAAGAGAAGCACGAATTACGAGAGCATCGTGCTTTATGTAGAGAAGTCTATAAGCAGTTCAGAACAGAACATTGGTCGCGTGATGACCATCATTATACAATTTGGAAATATCAATATGGCTGGGTCTATCCAGTAAAAACAGTTCCAATTATTGATGATAACAAAAAGGAAAGCTAAAAATGAATGAAATTATCACTATTAAAGACGAGCCTTTTAGAAAAGGTTTTGCAATCAAAATGTCAAATGCTCAGACTGCATCAGAGTATTTTTCATATTATTTGGAGAATGTTATTACAAATGTTGGAAAAGTAGTTGAGTTCCCAAAAGAAGACCCTCGAACATTGGTCTATGTTGCTGAAGCTCGCGATTGTAAAGACCGGCTTGAAAATTTCAAAGGTCTCTTTTTTGACAACAAGATGGACGCTGAAGACTTGATTGAACTTGTAAATGTCTACCAAAACTATGACGAAAAACTTTGTGGTCCATTCAAAGAAGGCTGCCGTTTCAATTTTGAAATTGTTGAAACTGAAGCTCAGGTTGATAAATACACAGATTTGAAAGAAGACTTCTTAGACAAAAACAACCATATGGATTTCAATGTCGACCAAGATTTAACAAAAGCTCTGATTGATAAAGAAATGAAGGTTGAAGGCTAGATGTTACGAGCATTAGTTGGATTTGTTTTAGGCTTTATCTCAGGCATGATGGTGATGGTCTCAATAATTGCATCATCAGCACAAGTTAGAGCAATGACATTAATCTTTTCAGTAATAATGTTGCTGTTAAGTGTAACATTTGCACATTTACATCACAAACGAAAAAGAAATGAATATTATAATAAATTTAAAGGTGGTAAAATATGGCGTACTTAGTAGGTAAAACATCAATTGACATTATTGATGAAGATGCAATTGACATTCGTAAAAAATTGCCAATTGGTATTTACAAACTTCAAGTTGCACAAATGCGTGGTTTTTTCCTTGAGAAAGCAGAATACAAAACTGAGCATGGAAAAATTTATGGTAAAGCTGACAACATTGCTTCGCATATTGTTGAGGCATACAATCGAAGCAGTGACAATCTCGGAGTCTTACTTTCAGGTGGAAAAGGCCTTGGTAAGTCATTGACATCGCGTTTGGTTGTTGAAAAGTTGGCAAAAGACCACCCAATTATCATCATCGACCAATTTATCAATGGAATGTTTGACTTCTTGTCAGGTATTTCAGATGCAGTCTATCTTTTTGATGAATTTGAAAAAATTATGGCCGGAAACATTGACGGAAGTGACAACAACACAAAAGCAACATCTAAACAGGACGCAATGCTTTCATTCCTTGACGGAACAGCAGTTGGAAGCCATAACTTGTATCTTTTAACATGTAATGAAACTCGTAGCCTCAACGATTGTTTGATGAGCCGTCCAGGTCGTATTCGCTATCATTATCGTTATGAAAGTTGCGATGCTGAAACAATCAAAAAATATTGTGCAGACAACCTTGACAGAAAAGAACTTGAAAAAGAGGTTATTGAAGGGTTGCTCGCAACACGTTATGTTTCAATTGACATTGTTAAAGCTCTTGTTGATGAGCTTAACGCGTTCGATGTGTCAGTTGAAGAAGCGCTTGATTATCTCAATATTGAAAGTGAAAGAATCAATATCATGGCAAAAATCACTTGGAGGATTGGTGATACTGAAAAGACTTACACAGAATATCCAGGAACTTTCATACCAGGAAGCAGCTCATTTGACATCTATCTTGAAAGTGATGAAGTTGAAGACAAAAATAAAATGGAATTCTGCGCAAACTTGCATGTTGACATGTCTGGAAAGACTATTCCAATGTATGGCGCTGTTGATGTTACAGACTCAACATATATGGAATACCATTATGGTGATGAAGAGCCAGAAATTGTTAAAGTTGAGTTGAGCGACCGTGAAAACGCAAAATACGACAATTACAAAAAAATTAGCCGTGTAGACGGCTTAGACTTCTAAAGGAGATTGAAGATGGTATCTTACAAGATTTTTATTTTTATCACAATGATTTTTATGCATATTCTTGAGGATTTCCATCTTCAAGGCTGCTTGGCGAATTTGAAACAGAAAGATTGGTGGGAGAAAAATGTCGCCAACTTAAAAGACACAATTTATGCTCGTGACTATGCAGTTGCGCTAATTACCCACTCAATCGAAAATTCTATTTTTGTCATAATGCCAATTGTCATTGATAATTTAATTTACATGTGCAAGAATGGAATAGACACAAATGCTTGGAAATTATGGGTAATCTTTATTTTGCTCAATACAGCTTTTCATACATTTGTGGACAGCGCAAAATGCAATAAGAAAATAATCAATCTGGTTGTTGACCAAGTGCTTCATTTTGCTATGCTCATCATGATGTTTGTCGTAAGTTGGAAGTATCTCGGTCTTTGGTTAATATAGTCTATAACTAATTTTTTAGAGGACAGCAAGATTCCACCTTGTTGAGGGAAGTTTTCATCGAGCTTCCCTCTAACTCTTTTATACTAATTATTTTATAGTGCCGTGGAAAGCACTTAAAAGGAGAAAATATCGATGAATTACAGACACATCTATATGTGTATAATTATACATGCAAAGACTTCTAATCGTAAACGTGGTGATGGGAATTATTATGAAAAACATCACATCCTTCCAAGAAGTTTATTTCCAAATTGGATAACAAAAGAATCAAATACAGTCTTATTAACAGCTAGAGAGCATTTCTTCTGCCATCAACTTTTAACTAAAATTTATCCTTCATTTGAAATGGAAAAGGCTCTAAGCATATTTTGTAAATTTAAACAAGATAAAAGAGCTTTGACTTCAAGACAATATGAAATTTGTAGAAAAGCTGCACATAGAGCAAATTTATTATGGTGGTCTGATGACTCAAACAGAGAACGAATGAGAAAAAATTTACATGAAGCTCTGAAAACTAGAAAAATTGTTTTTAGTGAAAAAACCAAGCAACAAATGAGTGAAAGAAGCTCCAAGAGTCGTTGGTATAATAATGGAGAACGAGAAACTTTTTCAGTTAAATGTCCTGATGGGTTTATTCCAGGTAGATTAAAACTAACGAAAGAACAAAAACAGCATAAATTAGAAGCTCTAAGAAAAAACAGAGCAAATAGAACTGAAGAAGAAAAACAGTTGGAATTTGAAAGACGATCTTTAGCTAATAAAAAGCGGCCTAAAAAACAAAAGAAAAATATTAATATAAGAAAATATACACTTGACGAATGGAATAATATACAGAAAAAGGCTAAGCTAACAGCTTTTGAAACTGGAAAGTCTTATTCAGAGTGTATTAATTTAATTAAAAAGGAGGTATGCCCATGTCGAAAATATGTATAATTCCTGATATTCATGGTTCTCATGAGTGGGAAAAAGCTAAAGATTTAAAAGCTGACTATTATGTATTTCTCGGCGATCTTTGACTCGTTGATGCATGGAACAATAAATGGCCAGACCAAGGCGAAAATATAGCAGCTTTCGCTGCTTGGGTTCGGGAAGACCCTGAACATCGTATTTGGCTTTTAGGAAATCATGACTGGAGCTATCTTTCACAATCAAGAAATGGCGGAAATTGCAGTGGCCATCAAAATGGAAAAGCTGGCGAAATCCGTTCTCTTTTACTTGCAAATAAAGACTTGATTAAATTGGCTTGGGAATGTGATGGTTGGGTATTTTCACATGCTGGTTTTACAAATCATGCTATTGGTTACATGAAGAAAGTTATGCACAATCTTTTTGAAGTGCATCCAAAAGCTGAGAAAACCAATTTTGAAAGTCAAGAAGAATATAAAGCTTATATGGACGAATTGTATAAAGACTTCAAAGAATGGGACGAGTCTGAATACAGTATTGGCCTATTGAATAAAACTTTTGCAGAAAGAATGGCTGAATATCCAGAAAATGCACATAAGTGGCTCACTTTTGATGAGAAACTTGATTGGGACGGATGCTTTTCTGGAAGTGGTGATGAAGTGTCACAGTTCTGTTTGTGGGTTCGTCCTCATTCATTGCTTGAAGACGCAGCTTATCCAAAACAGGTTGTTGGACATACTGAGTATTGTTTCTGGAATAAACCTGAAGTTTTGACAAAAGGTGAGAATGTAGCTATTCTTATGGATAGCCGCGATCATCACATCATGATGTTTGATACACAAGACGTGCCAAAAGGCAGAACTGAACTTGATTTCAATCGTGCTATTAAACAGCTTGATAAACAGGTTTGCAATTTGAAGTCTGTTTTTGGTATGTTCACAATGGGTGATGACACACTTTCAGATGAAGAAAAACATGCTAAAGTTTTGGAGGAATTTCCAGAAAATGGCGAGTTTATCTGGAAAAGTTTTTTCAAAAGTGAGGAATTGTAATGGCAACACTTAAAACTGACATTTTGAACAAATATATCAATGCTAAGAATGAAGCAAAACAAATGCAGAATTTATATCTTTTGCAAATATCTTCTGTTAAATGTTTAGCTCGTTATCAAAATCAAAGCCTCGAAACTCAGAAAGAATTCAAGCAATTTGAAGACTGCAAAACTGATGAAGAAGCTATTAAACGATGGGATGAAACAACTCCTCATACGCGTCGACTTCGTAGCTTGAAAGCTGAGTCATGTCGTAGAGCTAAATATGCTGCTCGTGATGCACAAAGAAGAATGGCAAAAGCATATGAAGAGCTTACTCATTATTATGAGAAACGTCCTGTTTGGTTTGTAGCATCTGTTCGTGACCATGATGAGACTATCCCAAAAATTGAAGGCAAAGAAGAGCTCGCAGGAACAGTTTATCACAATCATGACAGTAGATGTTGGGGCTTTTTCTATGACCTTGAAACTGCAATGGAAGCAATCCGCAACAATGTGACTGACTTAAATGAAGCTGGTTATTATGCTTATGCCGTGATTGAGCCAAAGGAACAAGGTTTGTGCTGTGTTGAGCCTTCATGCCTTAACAGATGGTTTAAGGCAAAATATGGCACAGACAAAGATGGCAATAAAATATGCACAGGCTATGTTGACTGTGAAGAACCTGAATGGGCAAAACAAATTGTAGGATGGACAATATCATGACACGGAAAGAAGCAAAAAAGTTTAAGAAAATTGCAGAACTTGTAAACAAAGTTTGGAAAGTTGAAGAAGCAAACTATGATGAAGACATCAAGTCTAAGGTTTATGGTGACTGGGACAAAACTGGTGAAGGCCATGTTCATGTTTCTTCAGACATCATAAACATTTGTTTCAAACAAGGCGGAATAGTTTTTTATTCTGACAATTGGAAAAACTCAAGAGGTGAGCAGATTGTTGGTGTTATTGGTTACATTCCAGGTAAACCATTGAAAGTTTGGCTTAGTTGGATGAAACGTCAGAAAAAGTTTTGTTGGCAAACTTTTGTTGGGTATGGTGGTTGCCATAGTTACCATGATGCTGTTGTTGACGCATACCTCTATAAAGTTCAAGATGCTGTTCTTCACTACATTATCGAAAACTTTGACTATGAAAAAGTTGCGCTCTCATTATGTGGAGTAATGTCTGAAATAAGAAGAAAAGAATTTGGCCTCAATGTAGCTGGCGATTCATATTTCAATAAGAAAAAAGATTAAAAAATTTTTGAACTATCTCTTGAGTTTTCATATATTATATTCGTAAATCAAACTTAAGAGGTAGTTAATCATGGCAAGAACAAAAGAAGAAAAGCTCGCTATTGCTGAAAAGAAAACATACTACAAGTACACCTACGACTATTCCCGCTACAATCCACAGCTTGGAACATACCATGCAACATCAACAGTAATCGCATCAAGCGATAAGGAAGCTGAAAAGCTCGCTCGCAAGAGATGCGACAAAACACTTTATGGGTCAAACGTTTTTGACCATATCGAAAACAAAAGCGCTGCTTTGGTTCGTGATGTTGACTACCGCCTCGAAGCTGTCTCACGCCGTGACCGCCATGGTTATCCAACTGGTGTATATGACATCATTGCTCAGGAAATCTATAATTGGGAGAAAAACTAATGGAACAGAAATCATTATTTGACGGAATACGCGATGGCAAGCCAATTCCAAATCAACCTATCGCAACAGTCGTTCTTCCACGAAGTCAAGTATCTGGCTTTAATCTTCCAATAGTTGAAGGACTTCCGCCTAAGAAAATTGAAAAGTTGTTATCTAACTCGATCTAACATAACGGGAGCAAAATAATGAAAGTTAAGACTAAGGTAATTTACGTTGCGCACGACGGAAAGGAATTCGAAACAGAAGAAATGTGCAAAGTCTATGAAGCAAACAACACAATTCCTGGTTTGCGCAATGTCATCAACAATGAAGAATTGCATCGTAGAAATTCTGTGAGCCGCAAAAATTATCTTAAAAACTGCAAACTTCCTCAGCTTGAAAAAGACATCAAGCTTTATTCGAGTGAGATTGATAAAGCTCTGTTAAAAGGCGCATACAAACTTAAACCAAAAGAGATTATCAGAATCAGAAATTTGATGAACAAACTTGAAGAAGCAAAGTCTTCACAGGCAGCTCACATCAGAGCTTTGCAGTTATGCAGAGAAGATATTCGCAATCGTCGTAAAACAATTCTCAAAATCCAGAACAAGATTAACGAGTTGGAGGGAAAGTAAAAAATTGAACTTCTTGTAAAACTTCCATATATTATGTATGTAAATCAAACTTAAGAGAGGTCCTAAAATGAAGAAGAGCGAAGCTTACGTTAATCTTTTAGCAAAAGAATTTGGCATTCCAGTTGAAATGGCTGAAGCTATCTATAAAGCCATCAACAAATTCGACTGGGAAGTTTTCTGCTCTTACATGGCGGATGACAGGGACCATCCTGAAGAGCGTAAAGCTGCCAGAAAAAAGCTGATTTCAATCAGAGAAAAATATGACACTGAGCTTTTCGATAAAATCGAAGCTTATATGTCAGACGATAATAATTACAGTATTCATCACATGGAGGAAGAAGTAGATGAGTAAAGCAGGCACAATTGTCATTACAATTGCAGCAGTTGTTCTTGTAACACTTGCTGTTGTGGTTGGAGTGTTCACAACACAGAACACAGCACTTTCAAAAGAACAGGCAGTAACTGAGCAGCTTGATGTGATTGCAGCTTCTCAGAATGAGATGTTCAATTCACTTGAAGCTTTGGTTGCGTCGGTAAAAGACTACAAGAACTATGAGGGTGAAGCTCTCGAAAAGATTGTGGCCGCACGTGTTGGTGGAAATTCATCAGCAGCAATTTCTAAGAACAGCGAAACATTGGCAAAGGCAAATGAACAGGCGAAGATTTATATCAATGCAGTACATGAAGCTTATCCAGAACTTAAAGCAGCAGAACTATACAAAGAATATATGACAGCTGTACAGCGATACAATTCAAAAGTTGCGCAGAGTCATAAAGCATATGCACGAGCAAAAGCAGACTATCGAAGATGTACACGAGCTTGGCCTCGCCGCAATTTCCTCGAAATGGTTGGTTATGAAATCATCGAGTTTGAAGACCTCTATGATGGTTCATCAGTAAAACTTCCAAACCAGGGTAAACCTGCAACACTTTAAGGAGACGTAAAATGAATAAACATCCGACTGTTTTGTTCTATCTTCCAGGTTATGGCGAAATTACAGCACGAGAACTGATTTTCGGAATTGGTATTCTCGCCATCTACATAGTCTTGGGAATGTTCATTCACGGAAAGATTGTGACTTCGATTGACAAGCACAACTTGAAGTATATGAATGCCTACGTAATCCAAGACAATGACACATTCAAACAGGCCTACGAGACGGAACAGGGAGCGGATGTTTTCGCTTATGGAAAGCTCGAAGCTGTTGGATATGTAACTGCTGAAAGTTGGGTAAACCATTACAACAAAAATGAGAGCGGTATGAGAGCTGCTGTTAACCAGGCAAATGGCAAATACTCAGTCATCGGCATCGAGAAAGAACATTACACACGCCATACACGAATTGTGCATTATACAGTCAATGGAAAAACACATACACGTACTGAAGTCTATTACACATGGGACACTGTTTGGAACAATTGGCTCCATGTTGGAAAAACAAAGTTTGCAGGTATAGAATTTCCATACGGCACATTCAAGTTCAATGGCTGCCATCAAGTTGGTTACAATCGTTCTGGAAGTGACAGATGGACAATTCGAGCCTATCCGCTTGAGTGTTCAGGAATTACGTTCATAAACATCAACAACAAAGATGTTGGAACTGACAACGCAATCTATAATAAAAATAACACACCAGAAGACTTTGAAGCACTTCGTGAAGACATGCTTATGGGAAATGGCTGGTTAGTCTTCTTCTGGATAACATTCATCATGGTTGGTATTGTTCTCATCTTCTTATGGGCAATGCTTGATAACAGTTGGCTCAACGAATTGTAATGGAAGGAGAAAAAGATGGAAATGTCAATGATTGAAAGAGCACGTGAAATTGCCGACTTGGCGAGCAGCGAGTATGCTTCAGACAAAGAGCTCGCTGTTCTCAGTGAGAAGTTTTTTGCCGACTTTGGTTGTCATTGGACAGAAATTCTTAATTAATCTTTTAAAAGGAGGTTATTATGATACATCCAAATGGTTCACTTTCTTTGTACCAACTCTCTAACATGCTCAAGTCAGATGAATATGTCATCTATTTTGAGCCAAATGACGAGCCAGAAGATTGGGATTGGAGACATAAAGGTTTTTGGCGTTCGCCAAATCGTGTCCAGCTTACGAATATCAATAAGCTTCTTTGGGCACTTGAAAGTGAGTACAACAAACAAGGTTCAATCATTTATGACATGACAGAAAACTACTTCAAAAATCATCCATATGAAGGTGAAGAAGTTTCACATGTTGACACAACTTTCAATTGGCAATACAGTTCGCCATACGGTAAGAAATACTGCTATAAGATTTGCCCATGCACCTATCTTGGTGAAGCTCCAAAACATATTCCACTTGAGATTGTATGCTATGATAACGGTTTCAAAGGAAGCTGCTTCCAGATTGGTTCTTGGAAACGTGACAAAGAAGGTTATGAATTCCATTCTTGTGGAAATCGCCTTTGGAAATACGTTGACGAAAAAGACATTCCAGTCATTTGGAACATTTTGAAAGAAGTTGACGAGTTTCTTGCAAAAAAATTTATTGATGAAGGAGACGACTAACACATATGTTTTTCCATAAACAAAAGAAAATCATTAGAAAAGTAATGTACGTCATTACTGACTATGATGACAAAATTATCAAAAGCTTTGAAAGCGATACAGACCTTAAAGACTATGTTGATGCACATTACACTCGCATTCGACAAAGAGACAACTTCGACTTTGCCAAAGATGAAATGTTCTTTTCGCATAAATACACATATGAGAATGACGAGCTTGTAAGCGACCGAAGCGTTTTTGGCGAAATGTTTGTTAAAGATGATTTTCTTAAATCGCATGGTTTTGTTGAAGTTGATGACTCAGAACTTTATAATTTTGCAAGAGATTTTGGTTTCAGAACACTTCAAACAGGAAACTTTGGCTGCGCAGTTCATAAAGAAGACCTCGAAAAAGTCAAAAACATCGCTCAAGCTGATTACAAACCTTTTGTTTTGAAAGGAAGTGACTGGCCGTATTGGTTCAAGGTAGACGGTAAGCTTATTAAGAGCAGAACTTCTTCTTGGAAAAACCACATTTACACAATGTATGGTTACATCACTGAAGAATCTCTTGAGGAATATAATGGCCCAGATAAATGCAAGGAGCACGTAAATGATAGCCTATAGTCTTCTTAAAATTGTTGGTATATCATTCGCTTACATTTTTTGTGCTGTTGCTTCTTTCTATTGTGGAATGTTCATAACCTATCTTATTCGTGATAAAGAATATTCTTTGTACAATTTCAAGAAATGGAAAGAAGACAATCCAACTGGCTGCATCTTTGAGGTGATGATTATATCACTTGTATGGCCAGTAACTGTTCCACTTACATTGGCTGTATTAGCTGTTTGGGGTTCAATCAAACTTTGCAGCTGGCCATTTCAAAAAATATTGTACAGGTTTTAATATGAAATCAAATTGGAACGCAAATAAGAATTATCTCATGTACTCTGGAGCTGACTTTCTAGGTTTTGTTAAGCCAGTAGTTGGCTTACATGGTTTAGAATACATCGCATGGCTCGCAAAAGATGATCAAAGAACTTGTATATTGCACAGAAATTCTCTTAAAGAATGCATTGATAAAGTTGAGAGCTTTTTCGCAATGCCAATCAGTGAGCAGCGTTTCATTTTTGAAGCAAGAAAGAAGGATGACACTAAAGTTGCGCATCTTCTTATTGGTGAGCCAAACTATGGCTGGATTAAAAGATATGACATTCAGCGATTTAGTCCAGATTACATAAGATGTGATGTGACATATGATAAAAGCATTATTGTTTGTGATGCATTTACAAAAGTTGTAGATGCTGTAGTACTTTGTCATAGGCTTAGACAGCTTGGTTTCAGCATCTATGTTCATCATGTGTTCCGTCTTACATTTGATGAGAGCTTTAAGCCAGTGATTGACCCAGATGAATGGAAAAAAATCAACATGTTTCTTTTGAATGAGTATGAAGCCGACAAAATCGACTATGAGCATATTTGTTGTGGAAAAGATGAATATTCATTCCATGATGCTGAAGAACTTTTATATGGAGAGTTAATCTAATCATTATGGAAGTAGAAATGAAAGCGAAAATTTCCATGCAGCAGGTTTTTGACTTGTTAGATGGAAAGTTTGAAAAATTTAGAATCTCACGTGGTGGTGGCTGGCATGCTATCCACAAAGTTGATGCGTATTACTCATTCGGAGGAATTGCACCAAAAAAACCAAAAGACATTATTCGTGTCCGTTCTGAAGCTCTAGTTGACCCATCATATCCAGTTGAAGACATCGTTCGGCAGCATTACAATTTTAAGATTGATGAAAACTTCAAGAGTTTCCTCACTGTTAAAGCAAAAAACACAGAAGCAGATGGAACTGAAGTCAATGAAGAATATGAAGGCGAATTGAACATTGACGCAACTAACGCATTTTTGCGTGCTATGGAAGTTACCAATTTTAAACAGTGGTTTAGAAAAGTTAAAACTTCAATTTCATTCTATGTTGAAGAAAATTCAACAAACAGAGAAATTCACTGTGAAATTGTTACAGTTAATGAGATTGGCCCATTCCTTGAAGTTGAATGTGTTATTGATGACCCGAACGCAGCAAAAGCAGCTTCATCAACAATCAAGAAGTTCTTTAAGACAGCTCTTGGAATAACTGACTTCGAAAAGAGAGATTGGCCAACAATTATTGAGCAAGGTTCATGATTATGAGAAGCGGACATACATTGCCTCGGCTCTATACAACATTTAGAGCTGAGATGTTCCAAGTTGGCGAGCATGACTTTATTACCATCTATGATGCGGATGATGAGGTTTTGTGCCGACTTGCGAAAGAAAAAGGAATATTCTTCTGGAAATACCAGATAAAACATATTACAAAGCTTGAGCTCATAAATGAGATTTATGCTTATTTAAAAGAACAAGGAATTCGATATGCAAAAATTCGATAGTCAGATGATTGACACCATATGCAAAAAATATCCAAGTGTTTTTGGTATGCAGCCAACAAGCTATATCAGTGAAATGGCATGCGAAATTGCATTTCTTGACTCTTTGGATGAAGATTTCTATTGTAAGCATAAATGTAAAGACGTTTGTGAAATGATGGATAAAATTGAAGACATTGTCGAAGATGACTATAAAAAATTCTGTAATGGGCTTTTTGACAGTCATGTTTTCAATTGTGTCAACCAAGATGAATTCGCAGATTTCATGCGTGATAAGTTTGGCTGGCAATTCCATGAAGTAACAACACTTTATTTTTGGTAGGAGATTAAAAAGATGGATTGTGCTGTTGTATTCAACTCTAGTATTGTTTCTCTACATGAGTGTGGCGCAGATGTTAAACATTATCCTTATGCAATTTACAAAGATTGTGATAATGAACTTCATTTTTGTACAGGCGAAACTATTGTAAGTGATTGGCATTTTATCGCTCGTTGTGACTCAAAAGAAACTGCAATGCGGTACATGGATTGTCTTGAAAATAAGCCAGGTCCTTGGCACATTTATGAAGACTTAACTAAAAGTCCACATACAACATTTGCTATGGCTCAACAAGTAGTTGATTGTATTTCGCAGTCTTGCTATATTTTACGTTTTATAGTTTTCGACTATGATGCAGCTAAGGAAATTGTGGACAGACTCAATACAAATAAGCGTGTATTTTATAATATTGTGTACGATAAATTAACTGTTTTCAAGTGGTTATCAGAGGGAAAAACTATTCTTCGAAGACTATGTCACCCTGGAATTTCAAACGAAGAAATGGGAAATGAAGGCTGGGAGACTTATGACCCAACAGAAGACTTATTCAGTGAAGACTTTGAATATATGAGAGAAGACGAGCTTTGGCCAGCAAAAAAGCATATTTCGTTCGATGCTAATTTTAAGACTAAGGAAGAGCTTGAAGAATTTCTTGAAAAAATTGAAGATGTTGCTGTACAAGGCACTGTAAATGTTTTGAGGATTTAAAAATGGCGCCCGTAATTTTTACATGCATTATGATTGCGATATTAATCTGTTTAATGACATGCTAAAGAGGTAGTTTTTATGAACTTTGAAGAATGGCTAGAAGCAAATGGATTGGAGACAGGAATAACTATGAGCCCATCCTCAATCATAACTCGAAAAGATGGTAAACCAGCTTGGAGTAAAAACGGACATGATTTCATTGCATATTCAGATAAGATGATTTATGAAGCTGGTCAGAAAAATGCCTTTACAAAAGAAGAGCTTTCAAGATTGTTGCTTCATCTTGGTCCAAGAAATATAGACCATCCAAACGAGCATGATAGTCTTGTTGACAAAATAAGAAACTTATTGGAGGAAAAATAAATTATGGAATTTTATATTCGCAATACAAAATTGAATGAAATTCAGGAAGAGCCATTCAAGACAAAAGAAGATGCTGAGAAAACTATTGCTGAGTTGAAAGAAATGTTCGGTGACTATTTTGAGGTTACAACTGAAAAATATGTTGAGCCTGTAAAACCTGAAAGAAAAGAAATTTTCATTCCAAAATCTAAGAAAGAAGACGAATAAAATAAAATATTCCATTACTGCAATCTTGTAATTGCAAAGGAGAAAATTATGACAGAAAGACACAGAAACTTCACTGGTAAGAGTGACTTTTTTGACTGGTGTAACATGCACAATAGACCAGAAGAAGTCATTTCTAAAGCAAAAGTCTATCTTGGTGATGCAAAAATTGAGCTCAAAAAGCCAGAAGACTTAATTCCTTACTACACACATTTGGTTGCTTCAGCAGCTTGTAATGGGACATCACAAACAATCAATCTTACACGAAAATCATACATCAACATAGAAGAAGCTGAACATATTGGCAATCATGTTTACGATGCAATTTATTGGTACAGAAAAGCAAAAAGAGAGAAAGTTCCATTTAACTATGCTTTTGCTCAACGCCAGAAAAACTTTTGGTGTCCAGAAAAACCTGTTATGGAGTCTATAATCGCAATCATCAATAAAAACCCAAACATTACAAAATTTCATCTTGATAGTGACTACAGAAAAGCACTCGACTTCATTACTGAGTATATAATTCCACATTATTTCTCTAAAGTTCATGATGCTATGCATACTCGACAGCGAGAAGAGTTTGTAAAATACGCTTCAGAAAATGGATATTGTGCATTTTCTTGGAATTTTGAAACTGGTGAAGTTGGCTATCAAAATCAAGGTGAGTGGCATCCAGTTATTCGCGATATGTGTTTCGATATTGCTGACTATCATAAAATGGTGAAGGAAGGAAAAATATCATGATTGGAATGGATTGGTGTTACGCTTGTGCAGAGCATTACTGTGAAAAAACAGTTGACAAACTTTTTGCATGGATTTTAATCGACAACTTCAGAAGATTTCCAAACTACTACCTTGTTGAAGAAGCAAAAGATGGAAATAGTGCTACGTTGACAATTTTTTTGTCATATTTTAATGAGCATCCAGTCGCTAAAATTATGCATGACAGTGAAAGGTATTGGTGGCTTGCTGAAATTTTCAGAAACAGTTTAGTTCTTTCTGGAAAAGGTGATGTTTCGATTGATGACATAACTTGTGATGTTGATGAAACTCAGGTTATCGTAAAATGGAAGAGAGGAAAATAATGATGGCATTCTTTGATGACTTAATGGCTATTCCACTTAATGTTGCCGACTTCGAATATGTTCGTAAAACTGCTGATGATTTTAATTCTAATGTATCAGAAATGTTTAAAGACATCGATAAACTTTTAGTAAAGCAGAATAAACTACTTCGGTTATTGCTATGCTTGCGCAATCTCAATCTTTTATTTGCAAGCATTTGTTGTGGTTCTGCAATTGCTGTTTTTGCAACACAGAGCATGGTTTGGCGCATTATCAATATCGTTTCTTGTCTTGTTGTTGTTGTATTTTTTATTATAATTGGATGCACTGACAGCAAACAAAAATCTGTTGAATATAAACGTGAAAAACTTGAGTATGAAGTCAAACTTCTACAATTAAGAGCTTCACTTATTGTGGCTGAACGAAAAAACTATACATTGAACAATGTTTATAGTGACGTGCATAAAGTTATTGACAAGCTTTGTGAAACTCCTGGAATTGAAGAGAAAATTAATCTTATAAAGAAAGAGCTTGGAATAGACTTCAGCTATCTTGACAAAGAAATTAAAGAAATGGAGGACCTTATAAAATGATACTTGAAAACAGAATATGCAATCTTGAAGGTAAGGTTAAAAAACTCAGTGGAAGCGTTGAAGAACTCACTAAGCAGGTTCAAGAACTTGTAAGCCGCCTCTCTAAAGAAGAGACTACTGAGACTAAGGTAATAGACCTCCGTGAGATGATTTGTCGTATTGTCATCGATGGGATTTATTCTTATTTTTACCAGGCTGTTTATCAAGACTTTGGCGGAAAAGGACACGACACAACTGAGCAAGCAATCTACAAAGCAAATGACTTGATTGCACGAGTTGGAATTGTTTCAGTCCAAACAGAAAATTATGATAAAGCATTTATCTATGCTTTAAATCCATATCTTTTAATAGACTATGATAAAGGCAAACTTTGGGATTTTCTGTGTGACCGTGTAAAGAACTACCATTATCATATGCTTCTTGCAATTGGAGTATATAAATTTGGCGATGGCGATGAAGATGATTTCTATGGAAAATACATGAATATTCTTGCAAGAGAATACTGCGAAAAACAAGATGAAAAACTCCGACAGTTAGAGGACTCATAATGAAAGCAAATGTTTTTTATATTGATGATAATAAAATAATCTTTAATTTTAGCGCCGACAGAAAAATCTTACGACAACATGTTTTTACTAAAATTGATGGTGGAAAAAAATACGCAATTATTGTCAATTATTGTTCTGCAACTAAAGAGTATCATGTTTTCGCTAGGCTGAATGACGGCGTAAGATTTCATACGCTTTGGTCTTGGGACGTTCCTTATGTCTGCAATAGGCAACAATATGAATTTCGTTATGACATTAAAAAAGGAATTCAACCTATTATTGAAGCTTATGATATTGATGCTGCTGTTGAAACACAAAAAAGAAATACAACTGAGATTTCAGTTGATGGTGGTCATCTTAAAATTACGATTTTCATGAGTCCAAAAAATGCTAAGTATGTATATACAGACATTAAGAGACACCACTATGTTTCACCAATGTATTGGGACCGCTGGATTGACTGGTTTGACTGTAAATGCAAAGCATGTGAAGGAAAAGAACATCATTCTTGGCTCAGCAATCCAGATATAGGCTATGTTCGAAATCCAATAACTGGTGGAAATATAAGTTTCAGAACATTTATCTATCGTGACAGCGCTTATACACCAATTGATGACAATGAATACGAAACTTTAGTATTCTACAATCGTGACGAATATCAAAGAGATGTTTTAGACTATTATTATCCAGAGCTTGAGTATTGTAAATGGTACAGCAGGAAAGAACTTAATGTTAAAATTAAGAACAATCCAAAATGGGCTGATATGTATGTTGGTACAGACACATTTGACTCTCTTTGGAATGCTCAAAAGATGTATCGTTTCGTAAATGGCAATCTTCGTGGAAAGGTCTATAAAGAAGGTGAGATTTCTGAAGAAGATAAAAAACTCATGACAGAAAGCACAATGTCTGAAAAAGTTGTGACATTGGCATATAAGCAATATGAGAAAACTTACATGCCATTTGATGAACTTTGGAAAACTTCTGTTCCACAAGAAGATATTGATGAAAACGCAAATGCATTTGGTGGAGCTTGGAGGCATATTCATAACAAGAAAAATGTTTTGCAAAAAGATGATGCTTATCAGTTTGAGAAAAATGACTTTGAAAAAGTTGTGACACTCGGTTATCATCGAACACAAGTTGATGATGCAATTGAGTGCCCAGTTTGTCGTGACTTATATGATATTATGAGAAGCGGTTATGAAATGGTTCCTTGGTACAAGCGTCTTATTGTGCCATATTATAGATGGAAATATAGGGATAAGTAAAAATGGCTATAATGACTGAAGAAGGCGATATTCGAGCGCGTCAAGCTTATATTTCATCATTTGAAGACTTAGAAATGCGAAAAGTCGCTATCAATGGATTTGAACATGGTTTTACGCAAGCCCGAAAATCTTATAAATGGATTTTTAATGATGACTTTACTATTGGCTATTATGAGCCGATTGAGAGACATGGCTTCGATACATTTTTGATACGAAAAGTTTCAGAACAAAAATGGGCAGTCATTGTGATGTTTGAAGCTAATCAATATCATTACGAAGTTGTTCATGGAATGGATAAAGCTATGAAAACTTTGGTTAATTTATTTAATGAGGTTAGAAAGATAAATGGATGATAAACAGCTTACAGTTGCAGACTTGTGCTCACAATTGCAGTCTATTGCACATGAAGGCTATGCTATTCATGCAATTGAGCTTTTAGTTGAATGCGATAAATGTTCTTCAGACCTGACTTTGGATAATCCTCGATTAGAAATTTTGAAGTCTGAGAATAACCATTCTGTAAAACTATTATTTAGGAATAAGGACTAAATCTAAAATGAAACATCCTTTACGTGAAATAAAAAGAGTAATTTCTCAGTGGATAGAACGCAGATATTGGTATGATTTTCGTGCTTATAAAACTTTTTGGTTCAATGATGAAACTAATAAATATGAAGAACGAAAAGACCGCGGTTATGAAAAGTTGAATATCACTTGGGACGGCGAAAACGATATTCTTGGTATAATGCTTATGAAAATTGAGCACATGTATCATAATCTCAAACATTATGGTGTTCAATGCGACTTCTATCTTGACTCACATAATGTTATCAAATACGGAAATGAAAAAGACATCAATTGGGCATTTCATGCAGTTATGAATGACAATGACCCATTCAAAGAAGAGAATAAAAAAGATTGGCTTCTTGGACAATTTAATTATCTGAATGAAGATGGCTCAAAAGAAAGCCGTTTCATCTATGGCTGGGATAATAATGAGCATTCATTAAAAGTTGTCATGAAATGGGTCGCAAAAGGCTGCTTTAAATGTTATACATATGATGCAGACGGAAATGAAGTTGAATTTCATGGTGATGTAGTTTCTACTTTTGGAAAAGGCATTGTTGAGAATGTATATTCTATCACAGTTCCAGTTACAGAATATAAAGATTTGAGTGATGCGCTCAAACCTCATGTTCGTGGAAACAGAAGAACTTTGACCCAGCTTTTACATCTTCGCCATCTTGTAAAAAGATTGTACTGTTTGGAAGATACAGATGACAAATATTTTAACATGTGGAAAGACATTCAAGATAAAGACTTACAGTATGAGAAAATGATTGAAGCTGAAAAACTTTATGAAAGTGACAGAAGAAAGCTTTATCTTGAAATTGCTGAATTTATGGCAGAACATGGTAGAGGCTGGTGGGATTAAAATTTTTGAACTTTATATCACTTCTTCATATATTATATATGTAACGAGGTGATTGAATGTCAAAATACAAGTTTACTTGGCAAAAAGAAGAAGATGTTAATGACTACAAAGCTTGGGCAGAATGTATGAATTTTCATGTTGATGAAATCATCAGCGAAAATCCAAAAGCTTTGTTTTGGGCAACAATCCGATGTATTAAAGACGTTTATCAAATCACCTGCATCACACTTTATGACAAGGTAAACAAAGTTGCTTACACTTGTTTCAGCGAAAATGACAGAACTGTTGGTTCTGATGACTGTCATGCTTTTGAGCATTGGTGCTTCCGACAGTTCGACAGGCTTTGCGACAAACTTGGCTACAAACCTGAAACGCTTGAGTTTGTGGAATAAAAATTTTTACCTCTTACACTGGCCTGGAGAAATCCAGGCCTTTTTTGTTAATATTATATAATATATGGATAAAAAACCTGAAGACATGGATGTAAATGAGCTTATGGCGCTCATCAGTAAACTTGATAAAGAGTTTGATGAAAACGGCGTAAGCTGGAGTAATGAAGAACGCAACAAACGTTTTGAAGAGTTAAGCAGACTTGATAAGATTCTTGACTCAAAGTATGATAGTCTTGCTGAAAAAGTTATCGCTGAACGTGAAGCAAAAGAAGCTGACTACCAGAAAATCGATTTTAGTGATGGTCTTCATCTTGAACTCATCAAACACGTTCTCGAAACTGGAGAAAGACTATATACGCAAAACTTTAGGTATGCAGCTTGGATGCGGCTTATTCCTTCTAAGTGGTTTGAAGACGTAGAAGGTGGTGACAATGAAGCAGTTCTCAATTTCTATAATAAAGTTATGGATGAGCTCTTCGAATTTTTTGAGCATCTCTGCAACTTTCAAGAAGACGTTGGTGAGCATTTCCCTGTGAAAGAAATCAAACTTTTCTTAAATGGATATGGAACATTTATTCTTGGAAAAGCTGATGGACAAGGAACAGATTTCTACATCGAGAAAGACAATGACCACAATTTCAGAATGGTTTTGAATTGGGAAGAAGCTCTTAAATATGCGAAAATGAGCTCTTTTGAGCAGGCAAAAGAATATGCTAATATGCTTTACAATATGATTGGCGATTGCTCTTTTATACGAAAGCATTGGGATAAACTAATGTTCTGTTTAGGACAGTGTACGACAGCTGGTTTGTGCTTTCAGGCCAGAATAAATAAAGATAATTATAAAGAGGTGCTATCATGAAACTTGAAGACGTAAAAATTAAAGGTTATCATTTTGACCCAGAAACTCAGGATAAACTTGGTTCTTTCTATTTCATTTCTGATGACTGTGAAGATGATTGGGTTCGTGTTTCTCCAATCTCAAACATGAAGTCAATGTATGTTGTTACAGTTGTCAGAGGTTGTGAAGACTCTACTATGTATGTAACATCAATTGATGGTGAGCATGAACTCAACTTGAAAAACTTTGAAACATGGATTAACAAGGAGGTAAAAGCAGCATGACAGTAACAGAACTTCGTAATATTGTAAACTACCTCAAAGACAACAAATACAAATTTTGGAGCGGCGATAAAGATGGCTTTCATGAAATGGAAACAATTCGCTTTCCAGCACATATTGAGTTAATGTCAAAGTTTGCAGCTGGAAAAAGTTTCGACCTTAATGAAAAAGAATGCGAATATTTACATGATGTTATTCCTGAAAGCTATTCAGACTATGTTCATTATCGTGGCAATTTCTACATCATTGACTATGGTATTGGAAAAGCTGGACATGTTGAAAAAGAACAGATTGATAAAAATGTAAAAATTTTCGATTTCAGCCATACAGAACTTGAGACTTTGGCAATTTCAGCTGCAACTGCTGCCAATCTTCTTACACAGGCTCTTGAGAGATATGAAAGAAACAGTGTTTATGATGAGTTCAATTACAGCATTATAAAAGAGCTTGAAAGACCAAATAGTGCATACAGCAAGTATTATTCTCTTTCAGCTGAGCAAGAAAAGTCTGTCAACGAATGGAAACATATTCACAATAAGAAGTATCACAAAAAAGGTTTTGGCTACCAAGGTGCTTCTCCAGTTTCCAATTTCGAAGTGCGGTTTGGCGCATGTTCAATTGGTGATTGGGCAAACTGTGTATGCTTAAATTGTTTGAAGAAAGCTGAAGAAGAAACTGATGCGAAAAAGAAAGACAAGATTAAAAAGGCAGCTTCATTTGAGATTTTCAACAATATGTAGTCACTAATTATTATGTGAGAAAGCAGTTCAAAGATGAGGGAAATTTAGAGCCTCCTGTCACAGAGATGTGCGACGTCTGCGGAAAGGATTGTGAGATGCCTATTCCACGGTTTTATTTTCTTGCTCAAAATGGAATAGTCTATGTTGTTCGTCATCATTTGAACTGTAATCCATATGATGCTTTAAGAAGGATTGGTGTATGTTGAATTGGGAATTGTACAAAAGAGATGGAGATACTGGAATCGAACTTTGGAAAACTCCAACAAAGTTTTTAGTTTGTCAAAAATATTTATTTAAATTTAAATTCAGAAACACACTTCAAGAAGCCATGGAACTTTATAGAGGGGTTACAAGAGGTGGGAAAGAGCTTTAAGAAAGTAATTGCATTTGGTAAGTCTACACGTGGTGGGCAAGCACGCCATAACAAAACTTGGGGAGATTGGTTAGCTGAAAAAGCACGAAAAGAAAATAAACCAATTATACGCCAGCATCATCGTCATTTTCTTCAAACTTATGAAGACTACATAGATTATGTATTAAATCATATGTTTATTGAGACGCCATATAATGACATGTATGACAGAAGACGATATGAAAATTATAAAAAGTTTTTAAATGGTCGAGAGGAAACGCTATCTCTTATTGAAGAATTTGCAAAAATGCTCTTCAATAAGGACAGATCTAAATAAAAAATAACAATAGCATTATGGATTGTTATCTTTTTTATACATTCTTGAAGGCACGAAGTTTGCTCCAGTATTATTATGTGGACAATGAACAAATTTGACAGTTGGTTCTTCATATGTAAACCTCGGGTCACAGAAATAGCTCGTGTTGAAAGATGATGTATTTCCATCAAATGAAACTTTCTTGTCAGGAATAACCAAAGAAATTGGATTGTCAGCAAAATAATTTCCCATTATTTGATAATTTAAGCTTTCCAAGTTCATGCATAAACTCCAAACAAGATTATGCTCATTTAGAGTCTTAATGATTTCAAGTTTTTTAGAAAATGGCGGATTAGACAACACTAAGTCTACATTTCCAATTGTCTTAATTCTTTCGAAAAAGTCACCATTTTCTTCTGAGATATGTGAATGTATCAGTTTAATATTTGTTCCAAACTTTTCTTTTAGAGCATAGACAAATTCAGACTCTTCAGTATCAAATGGACACCAAACTCGAGGTACAGGTTTGGTTGGGTTCCAGTTTGAATATAGCTTATCAATATAGCTTTCAACAAATGGCATTATGACATCAACCAAAACTTTTGGTGTGTATAATTCGTCATTATCTCTTTTCATCGCTTTATTTAATGATGTTGGCATGAAGATTTAGTTTAAAGAAAAGAAAGGGACTCCGAAGAGTCCCTGTGAGTGTTTCGTCTCTTTGGGAAACACACAAACCCGAACATCCACGGCAAAAAATAAAACCGCCGCTTCAAAAAGACCATGATTGTGGTCTCATTATCTTTTAACAAACAACTTAAAACATGCAACTCCGACAATATTTCCAAGAGCGTTTCCAACAAGCGCATATGTTAACATTGGACTTACTCGAAAAAGAGCTATTCCAACAAGAACTTCAACTGCAAGAACTGCCAAAGCTTTTCGCATGTTCGTTTCCTCTCATTTAGTGTGATTTACGAATATAATATATGAGACTAATGGCAATTATTCAAAAAATAGTATAAAACCTATAAAAATTCCTATGAAAAAACCAATAAAGTTTACAAGAATTGAGATGACTTTAGCCTTCATCAGAAGTGCCCAAACCTACAGAAAATTTTAATGTCACCATGCTCAAATTTAATATTCTTGTAAATGTCTTTATTGTTATAGCCGAAGTCTTTTGGAACTGAACGAACAACATCTTGAACAACTTGTGTATCTTCTTCACTTACAGGTTCTTCAAAATTAAAATATATGCAATCGCCTTCATAATAATGATGAATGATTTTTGGACCTTTTGCAATCTTATTATACAAGTATTCCCAAGTCTTTCCAAGCTTTTCAAGGAAATATGCATCACCATCTTCAGCTTGGCGATAGTCTGTTCGCATCAACTCATTTTGTTTGTGCCATGAGATTGCTGTTACTTTTCCATCTTGTGTAAGCGCAACTTTTAGATAAATATATTTTTTCTTTCCATCTGGAAGTGGAACTGTTACAGAGAAAAGATAGAGCTCTTCATTTGGGTTGTTTCTGTTTTCAAGAACTGCAACCATATTTTTTGGCTGCAAAAATTTTTCAATAATCAATTTTGAAGTTTGTTCATTTATATGTTCTTCATGCATAAAGTCGAGATTTTTATCTCTGTTCAAAATCTTAAACTTATATCTTTTAATAGAGTCTTTAATACAATCAACAACTGCGCATGCTTCTTCATATGAATGATGACGAATTGGATTTACTTTAGTCTCTATTAAAATGCTTTCGAATAGTTGGCTGTACATTATAAATATTTAGTAAAAAAGGGAGCGTTTAGCTCCCTTTATTTTTTACTTTGTAGTTTCTTCTGTAATTGCTGTTGTTACCTTACCCTTCAATTTTTCAATAGCAGCTTTGAACAATTTCAAAACGAAATTGTAAGAAGTCTGTGTCAAACCAACAACACCAATTGTATTCATTACAATTTTAATTGGGTCGATTTTGAAAGCAATTCCATAAGCTACTGGAACTACTACAGCAAGACCAAGTGAAATTCCACTTGAAACACGTTTGTCAACATTTTCAGGAAGATAGTTTTTGATTACTTCCATCAAACCAACTACTACAACAGAAATAAAACCAATGATTACATAGTCCATGTTTTTGATTTCTCCTATTAATGAATTTAGTGATTTTTAAATTTCCCTATATATTACTATAATTTAAAATCTATAGGGAAGTGTGGAACTGCTTACCCTTTTAAAGATTATTTAAACAGGTAAGCAAAAAGATTAAATATTTTTATAAAGATTTTCATCTCCATATCCACAATGGTATTTCGCACAGCCATTGAAAATTACATCCTTTATAGCTTTTGAATTACTGTACTTAGCTTCACCAACATGAACAACAATAGGTGAATTAGAATACCACCAAGGCAAATTTGGAACTAAGTCACTTCCATTTTCGAAGTTTTTAGAGTCATCTGTCATGTACTGGCGAATTGCACATGTTCCACGAGAGTCTTTAGCAACTCGAGGTGCGCCCCATGTAATGCATAAAACCTTCTTCTTGAAGTGCCAACCAATGTCTTCAACAGCTAACAAAGCCATAGCTCCACCAAGAGAATGGCCGAGAATAGTAAACTCATCGCCTTCTTGATAAAGCTCATAGCATTTATCCAAAACTTCATCACGACAAGAATAGTATGCCTTCTTAAAACCTGCATGGGCTTCCCAATCAGCTCCATCATAAGCAGCAACTTTTGACTGGAAAAAACATAAGTCTATCAAAGCGTCTTTGAAAGAATGTGTGCCTTCAAAGCGAACATATATTCTCTTTTCATTATTCATGCGCCATACTGCCCAATCAGCATCAGTTTCCTTTACCTTTATGTAATATGGCTCATCTTTATATAATTTTGCGTAGTCCATTTTATTTGCCTTCTTCCTCTTCTTGAGCTTCAGCTTTATCGCTTTTTCTTTTTGGCTCAAATCCTTGCAAAGCTTTTGTTGTTGTTATAAATCCAGTAAGAATGCCAAGAAGCATTGCAACTGAACCATAAAAGCTGCTGTCAAGTGGTTTTCCAAGAAAATGGCCAACAATTCCTGTAATAATTGTGATGAGGATTATCACAATGTCAAATTTGACAATAGACGCAAAGGCCCATCTTGTTGATGAGATTGAAGACTTGTCATCTGAAATTTCTCTGATTGTAACCATATATTTGTTCTCCTTATATAATTTAGTTTTTCGAATTAATATAATATTTATCGAATTATGGACTTGACAAAAATAGGAATAATTATTTTCGGTATATTTATAGCTTGGACTTTTTGTGGAATGCCAATTATTACAGCCCACAAAGTGAAAATAAACTTCACTGACCCAGATAGCCCATTGGCAAAAAAGCTTAGAGCAAAACGAATAGACCTTGACTTAAAATTTAACATTTTCCATGGCCTTAATGGTGTTAAAGCATCTTTAGATGAATTGGTCGCACATAAAAATTTTTATGATTATGTGATAAACCATTTGAGAATTACAGACGCATCAAAGCTTGTAATATGTGAGTCTTTACGTTCATTCAAAGAAGTTTCAAAATATATGAAGAAAGGCAGAAGCTTTTATGAATGGAAGTTTTTTACAAATGGAAATGATAAATTGAAGACACTTCATGCTTTGTTAGATGAGCATATAAAGTGGTTTAATGAACTATATGAGCTTGAAACTGAATTGAAGAAAATCCGTATAGGATATGAAGAAGCTACTCACGAAAAAGTTGATTAATGTATAATATAAGGAATTAAAAATGGAACAGGAAGAAGACAAGACAGAAATCAGTGTAGAGATTTTAATGCGTCTTCAAGTTATTAGAACTAAACCAACAAAAGACCAGATTTTAATTAAATGTCTGAATGAAGCACATAATGACCATCATGCTTCAATGTCAGTGTCACTTAAAAAAGGCGTTTGCTATTGTTTCACATGTGGTTATTCAAAACCACTTACATCAATCTATTATGAGAGAACTGGAACATCTATATACAAAGACCTTGGAATGAATAGGCCAACGCACCAGCTTGGTTTTACTCGTAGGCATAAACCAGACTACATCACTTATGAGCAATTACCTTCAACAGACTTCACTTTCAAAGGACAATTGCATCCTGTTCGCAATTCAGAATATGCTATAAATTGGGCCAAATCTCGTGGCTTTACACCTGAATTTTGTGAATTGAATGGCATCAAATTTACATCAAACAGCTTGACATATCAGACTTCTGACCCGAATAACAAAAAAGAAATGTCGTTCTTCTATAATTGTGTCATTATTCCAGTTTTCGAGAAGAACAGGTTGATTTCTTTTGAAGCTCGTGATACACTTGGAAAAGAAGCTTGGAAGCAAAGAATGCTCGCAGCTAAAAAAGACGTTGATGAAAAAGAATACAAAAAAGTATTATATCCAAAACATACGTCTATCAACACACTTTTCCAATATGAGAAATTGGACACAGATAAAACCTTATACATTACAGAAGGTTTAATGGATATGTTTTCATTGCGAACTAATCCAGCTTTTAAGAATAGCTCGTGCATGTTCCATTGTAATCCAACACAACGTCAAGTTTACTTGTTGAAGAAGTTTAAGGAAATTGTTTACATCGTAGATAATGATGTTCCAGGATGGCGAGCATGTTTGAAGTTGATGGATGCTATTCCAGGTAAGGTTAAGTTTTTACGGCCACCAGAAAGAAAAGGAATAAAAGACATCAATGACATTCTTCAAGGAAAAGACCCATATATTAAGTCTGTTGATGACCTCATCAAGATGGGTTGGATGAAAAAGATTTCAGATGATAAAAGCGTTCTCAATCTTTTAATTGAAGAAAAAACAAAAGAATTGAAATAATTTTTGAATATTTTAAAAATTTTTCATATATTATAAACGTAACAAACAATCAAACAGCGAGGTTACGATGCAAAAACCAACAACACCAGAAATTATCATCAACTGGGGAAATCAATCACCAGAAAATGAGAAAGAATGGAAAGCTTGGGTTGCTGATATGATACGGTATGCCGTTCATAATACAGATGAAATCGACAACATCGCTCGAGATATTTTTGATGAGGTTCATCACGTTGGTTATACTGAAGGTTATGACTCATGTGAATGTGAAGGCGAGGGACTATAAGGACTAAATCTATATGGCAAAATTAACACCTTATGGAAAAGTTCTTGTGATGATGAGTGTCATTGACGAAAACTTCGCAAGAGTTTTTCTTCAAGCGACACCATTACGTGAAGCAGTTCAAGCATCTATTGACTTAGACGACTTCACAAATCGTATAAACCAACTTCAAAGATATTCAACTTCTGTATTCAACAGTGTTTCACGTGATGAAGATGTTGACTTGGAGTTTTTACAAAAAGAAGTAAACTGGAGCATTCAGCAGTGTGATAAGAACTTGAAGCTTCTTGTTCCAACTGAGAATAAAACAGATACATTGCAGGTAACAAACGCGAAAACAGTTTTGCGATTGTTGATGAATTATCGGCAGGTTTTGGCAGCAATGTTGAACCGTATTAAAGTTCTGACTAAGTAATTTAGAAGGAGAAACAAAAAATGTTGAGAGCGTATTTGACATTTAACGAGAACATTGATGCTGAGTCTTTAGCTGGCGACTTGAATGAAATTGGCTATGATGCTGAACGTGAAGGTGATCAAGTTGCTGTTAATCTATCAGACATAAGTGAAGCAAAAAACCTTTTGGAAGAAATTTACAATGAAGATGAGGACATCGTGTCTGTCAATTTCGTACGCCCTTGAAAAGGAGAGAAAAACTCTAAAACAGGTTGAAATAAGAGAAAAGAGAGGTGGAGCTGCTACCTGTTGCTGAAGGCTCCCATCCAACAACTACATGTCCCCCAAGTTGTTGGACGCTCTAGAACTTTCGGTTATGTACCGTTCTAGAGTGGCTTTTCTAAAAGTTAAAGGAGAAAAACAATATGCCATATGCTTCGTATGTTGATGAAATGGAAGATTTGTTTGGGTCTCTTGGCGACGATGCCAACAGTGTAAATGAAGATGCATATTCTTCAGAAGACGAAGTATTTCTGCACTTCGATGCTGTTGAAGAACTTTTAGATGAGACATTGTAATTTATTTGGGGCATTCCTGGTTTCGACAGCTAGGTGATGTATCAAATGGTTCATGCACAGTGGTTATGACACCCTAAAAGTCAACGTAAGTAAACGACGCTAACTGTTACGAAGATGTTCGCATGGCTGCTTAGTCAGACTATGTGAATATTGTTGGAGCAAAAAGACCCCAACCGTCAACTATCACAGGTGTTGGTAGTAAGATAGATTGGCGACACAACCACCATCTTGGAAATCGTAGATGCGGAGCGAGAGCATGTAACGATAACGACAAAACTTGGGCAGAAACCGGTAGCTATCCCGAATCGAAAACTAGCTTAAGCATGTATAGAAGACTATTTGTGAAAGTCTAGTATGGACATCGGTTCAATTCCGATATGCTCCACTCCAAGATAAACTGCAAAACTTGCTGTTAATCTTAAAAATGAGGTATTTGGTTGTTTAGCTTCCTCACCAAAACAAAACAACCTGGTGGAGATTGGAAACCGTAAATACGGCATCCAGTTAAAAGCGGTCGGTTCGCCGAATGAAAAACTCGATGACTTTGCTCACAATTGTGACCAAGGTTAGAGGCTCAAAAGTTAAACGTCTTGACACCGCCAAGATTGATACTTGCGAAGTTTCGGTACTTGTGAAGAGGCCAGCTTCAATGGCTGGTAAGTAATGCCCATAAGTAGTTTGGGTGAGGTTGAGCTTCGCGCAAGGCTCTCAATGGAAGTTACCAAAATTAAGTAAAGACTTCCAAATTTTTTGTGAAAAACTTGTTGAAGTTATGTTAATCTATTCAATGTAACATCAACTAAATAATAAAATTAAGTTGCATTTTTGGAGGTGCTACTAATTATTTTATAAGGAGAATTCATTTTCTATGAGACAAACAACAACTTTATGGTTGACATTGCAAAATCCTCAAACTACTCAGAATGAAGATAGAAGAAGTCTCAATACACCAGATTTGTATAATGAAGATGAATATTACAAGAAGCGTTGCTGATAAGAAAAATTACAAAATAAAATGTAATAAAGTTCTTAAAAGCAACCGCAAAAAACGGTTGCTTTTTTTATGCTCTTTGACAATTTAGAGATTGGAAAACTTCGGGGAATGGCGGAATTGGTATACGCAACTGTCTCAAACACAGTCGCCGCAAGGATTGAGAGTTCAAGTCTCTCTTCCCCGATTATAGATTGCTAATGCAGTTACTGAGAGTTCCTTCGTGAAATGGTAAACACATTAGACTGAAAATCTGACGCCTTTTAGGCTTGTGGGTTCGACTCCCACAGGAAATAAAAACCTCTTGGTGTTTTTCTTAGCAATTTTTATGCTACCTTAGCTCTTAACGGTAGAGCACATGACTTGTAATCTTGGGGTTGTGGGTTCGAATCCCTCAGGTAGCTTACAAAGAGTTAACATGCACTCTTCAAAAAAAGCTGCGGTGGCTCCATACCGAAATATGGTTGGCGCATCCCAAAGTGCACTATGCGTCATAAAACGGGCGGTTAGTGAAGCAGAAACCGTATAAAAATAGCTATTCTGCTTTTCGTAGGGTTTTGCATGCTTAAAAATCCTACAACTTTTATGGGGCTGTAGATGAGATGGTTACATCGTCTGCCTGTCACGCAGAAGGTCGCGGGTTCGAGTCCCGCCAGTCCCGAATAAAAACCAAAAGCAGTTGCAAAGAGTTACTTCGCAAATCGGTAATGCATTTCACTGTTAATGAAAAATTAGCTGGTTCAACTCCAGCAGTAAAAGCCTTAAATGGTTACCTCTTTGTTCTATTCTTTGGTTTTTTCTTTGGGCCGTCGTCAAGTGGTAAGACCCGGGAATTTGGATCCCGTATTCCGCAGGTTCGAATCCTGCCGGCCCAGCTATTAAAAAGTGGCACAGGAAAACGTCCTGTGTTAACACGATAGGCAGTGAGGTTAAGAAATAAGCCTTCTTAGGAGTTCAAGCGAAACTGCAGTCACTTGTTCAACCGACCTTGCTGTAGGACCCTGATGAGTTGCAAATCTAAGGGATAAGGTATTGCCCCGTTATTAGAAGTGAGCTTACGTAGCAAGAGTCTTCTCGAAAGCGTGATAGTGTGTGGCCACGCTGAAGAAACATCATGTGTCACTTTTTATGTATGGCCGCTTCGTCTAGTGGTTAGGACGCGAGGTTTTCAACCTTGTAACAGCAGTTCAATTCTGCTAGTGGCTAAAATATAAAATGTTTTAATGCAGTGTTAAACGGTTACTTCTACTTTTCTTTTCAGGAAAAATATAGGATATACCAACCGTTTTCGTTTTTCTTAAAACATTTTTATGGTCTGTTAGGCGAATGGCTAAGCCACCTGACTTTCTATCAGGCAATTACGGGTTCGAGTCCCGTACAGACCTAACGCGCTCACCTGAACTTAGCACTAGGATGGTGAGAATAGTTGGTTATAGCTAAGTAACGCGAACTATAGGTTGCAAAGTAAGCAGAGGTGAACGCCAAGCCAAATGCTCATGATGAATACCTGCTATAAGCTCGAAGGATGCTGCGGCAAGCCAGTGTTTAAGCTCGAAAGTTCATCAACTTTTTTCGGAATGTGGGCCAAAGGTTGGTCGCTAGTTTTGGGAACTAGATTATGATAGTTCGAGTCTATTCATTCCGACTTTTGAAATCCGCAGCTGTTTATCCATGGTAAGGGCAGCTGAAAACTATATCAAGCTTTTAGTATTGGAGCGAAAGTTTGGCTAGAATGTCTTTGATATAGAGGTTAAGTATGGTCTTAGCCAACCCTATTTGGGATGTTATACCGTAAGTGGTAGCGGGGCAGACTGTAAATCTGTTGCCTTCAGGCTCGGGGAGTTCGACTCTCTCACATCCCATCACAGTTTCTTCATAGAGTACGGCGGCGTCAAGCATAGGCGCCCTAAGGTATCAACCAAATGCATGGCCGAAGAACGGAGCTTCGTGAGACAGCACATTTGCGAAATCGTACCTTTTATAAGCTGTCAGGTGCTTCATTGGAAGAAAGGACTGAGATTAAACGATAACTCAGCTCGGGGCCGTTGACGAAGAAACTGCTTTTATGCTACAGTCGCATAGCGGTTGATTGCGCCGGATTTGTAATCCGGAGGTGTAAAAGCCCACGGGGGTTCGAATCCCTCCTGTAGCTTCGAGACGTAACACGATGGTGAGTAAGCGTTAGTCATGTGTTAAAACCATCAAAAATGGTTATGCTAAAGAGAAGTTTAGCAAAATCGTTAAGTGACCTCAATTTTCACGTGGTCGATTAGCATAACTTTTATGGCCTATTAGCTCTAATGGTCAGAGCGGATCCCTGTTAAGGATACGGTTGCGGGTTCGAGTCCTGCATAGGCCGCATACAATGTTTTATGGGATGTTAGCTCTAGCGGTAGAGCGGAGGACTGTTAATCCTTAGGTCGCAGGTTCGAACCCTGCACATCCCGTCTTTTACCAACCTTCTTCTATGTTGGTTGGTCGGTGCTTAAACTACGATTACCGAAAGGTTAGAGTCCCACCACAAAGCCATGTTGGTTGTTGAGTTCACGGCTATAAAATGCAACTCAACTTCTGTTTTGGTGCTGTAGTTCATCTGGATCAGAACAAATGACTTCTAATCATTAGGTAGGGGGTTCAAGTCCCTCCAGCATCAAAAAAAAATAAAAATATTTCAAAATTTTTTGAATATTTTTGAATTTCTTCATATATTATAATCGTAAATCAGCTGCTGATAACGATAAGCTGCTCGGTTAAATAAGTGAGGGAAAATATGACGTAGGTACGGTGAGTTATTCAACGCAAATAAGTCGTAACGGTGAGATGCTGAAAAGCTCACATCGGTAACAAAGAGACCATGATGAAATGGTTGGCCGGATTGGTTCACAATAAGGAAGTGTGGTTCACTTCACGAAAATGAGGCCGAATCAATTAAAAGTTCTTCACTCTAAGCTTGAGCCGAAAGGTAGAAATAGCTACGAGAAAGGTTTTTGAAGAACTTCCAGCTGGTAGTAACAGCTGACTGTAAAGACAGAATTACGAACCATGTAGAAAATGTTGGATCCGTGAAGCTCACAAAGCTGGAGTAACGGCAAGGTTCAAGTCCTTGTTCTACATTGAGATGGGTTCTATACAGTGTCCCACCTGAAATGACAAAAGACTGGAGTAACCCCTAGCTATGGGAAGGTTAAACTGGACCTGCAAATAGCAAAAAGGCATACGGGTAATTCCTTTCCCACTGGGTTCCTTATACCTACAATTTTTTTGGGTTTGTCCGCTAATTGGCAAAGCCTGCAGTTAAAGCCTACAATGGAGAGCTGCAGAATGTGAGTTCGAGTCTCATCAAATCCACTATTACAAAGTTCTGAGAGGCATCTTAGAAAATACTTTGTGAGAAACGATTCTTCATAAAAAGGTGAGATAACAGCCAGTAGGTGAATAATAATCACCATCTCGTTGAGCGCCTGGCATACGAAACCGAAGAGTAAGGACGAAGGCCAAGACCTGAAACGGAGAACGAATAGACCCGAGGGTACGGGGTCTCTAAAGCGATGAGCTACCGAGTGTAAATGCGTAAAAAGAGAGTAGAGCTTGTAACTCGAAATCTGGGATATGGGAAAGTCCTCGCTGGAAGAAACAAACTGAAGCGGAAGTTGCTAGCCAAAAGTAAGTTTGCAGAAATCGGGAATACTAGGGTCCACCACGGTGGAAACATGGTTATGCTGAAGGTTCGACTCCTTCTCCATCGACTTCTGGGTGTTGATACTTGTGAGCTCGCGGGGTTCCTTTCACAAGTGTAGCCTGCCCCGCAAATATGAAGGACTGGGACTATTCGCGATTGTTCTGGTCTGGGGGAAACGCGTTCCCCACTGCAGTGTAGTGTAAACGGTGCACAGGAGCTGCTAGTAAGTGACAATAGGGCCTGACAATAGTCTACGACCTGCTTTGAGCAGATGACGGGACGACGATAGGGCCTGACGATAACCGAACCACAGCTCCAGGAGCGAGGTTCAAATCCTTGTTACTGCAATAAAAAAGCTACAAAGCAGAATGAGACAGTTACTTCAAAATCATGCTTTGGGTGCCGTGTGTTGTAGGTTCGAGTCCTACCAGCTCTCTATAAAGCCTATTAAGGTGTGAGAGATGTAGCTCAATGGTAGAGCAACGTAAAAAATTTCGAAACTATACTGTTTCGCTTATTCTTGTAGCTTTTGTTTTTGGGATATTGGTAAAATGGTGCATACGCCTGACTGTCACTCAGGAGAGCGCGAGTTCAATTCTCGCATATCCCGTACGTTAAAGTTCCAGACCAATCACACGCAAAATCCAGAACTGAAACTGAGACGTAAAAAACGGTTGTAAAACAAGCATGTTAACCAGAGTTGGCCGTAATAATCAAACTCGAGCATGTGCTACCACGACAGGTTACGGTGATATTTGTGTGGTTCCGACGGAAAGTGCAGGTTGCAAATAATGAACCTGTCCCTGCACTTAGCTTTTTACTTTGAAAAACGGAGGCAAAACTTATGAAAAATAAACCTTCTAAGTTTTATGTCTATTGGATAGAGTTCAAAATGAAAGATGGTTCTATTAAGAACAACACTTTCATATATGACTTCAAAAATAAACGTGTCGTAATTGACACTAAAAAAACAATTGGTAAGTTCTTCTATTTTGGAGACTGGGCAAACCTTTTAACTGGTAAACCACGACCAAATGTAACTTACAGAGGAAAGTTTGCACGCAGAAATGCTAAAACATATGCTGAGTACATCCAGTATGAGTTGGAATATGATGCAAAGGGATTTCAGCAAAAAGTTGATGCTGGTCTGAAAGCAATTCCAGATGCTGTATCAGCTAAAGTACGGTTTGGCCGTGCAAATTCAAAATGTGTTCCATTCAAAAGTGATGTTCGAGAAATCGACCGTTACAGAATGAACAAAAAGACTAGGATTGGTTTTTGTAGCAATATATTGCGAGAAATTCCAAATCGTAGCCAAGTAACTTCGGCGCTATATAGTTAATCTATATAACATATATTTTTGCCCTTCGCCATTTAGGGCCCCCAGAGAGTTGCGCAACTCGTTTGAATGGGAGTCTGGCGTATCCAAGCGGTGAATGGAGGGTGAATGTGCGTGTATTTTCGGAGACGCCTTCACTTAGTAGTTCACTGGCAGAATGTCGAAATCGAGGTGATTATCATCCGAATGAATCCCTCATGCGCTTCTTGGAAAAAGGTTAAACCAGTACAGTGCGGGTCATGCCGTGGAAGGGCGCTACTGCAATTATAAGTCTTACGGAATGAAGAGTTGGTAACTCTCGTAATCCTGCGCAAGCGTGTAAAAAGCGCCCCGAGATTCAGGTGAGAAACGGAAAAACTTCCAATGTAAGAGAGTGAGAGTGGTTACAACCTAGACTACACACTCAAGTAAGTTGCTGCTTATCAAGATGAAAGTTAATATCTTGTTGGGAATTTGCAATCCTGTAAAAAGACTGGAGTATGAGGTCATTCCGAAAGAAACAGACAACGATGCACGTGAAACAACTGCGTAGCTAACACGTAAAATAAGACTGCGTGCCACGGGCAATAGACCAGTTGGTTAAGCCGCTTCGCCTGGGACGAAGAGATCGGGGGTTCGAATCCCTCTTGCCCGAAAATCGAGAGAGTCGACTATCTCGAGAGTAGACTACATGTTTATTGTGTACAGGTATCATGCAGTTGAATAATGGACTATAGTTTAGCTGGAAGAATGCTGGCCCTTAGTGCTGGAGGCGTAAGTTCGGATCTTACTAGTCCATCTATATGGAGGAAATGCTTATGACTTATCATTAGGATAGGAGATTATCCAAATGAGTAATAGTTATACAGAGTCCGCATTTTATCGTGAAAACATTCGTTACAGAAATCGTGGAACACGGAAAGGTAAAATTTTCAATCGTGTTTGGACACGATACATGAAGCGAGCAGTTGTTTCGACTAACAATTGGTTGATTAACCAGAAAAAGTCGTATAGACGTCAAGAATTGAAAAGAATTGACATCAATTCTGACGACGAATTGATTGAGGTAATCGAGGCCAATATTGCTGACACTTACAAAGATGTTGCACAATGGTATTGGTTCGATTAATATAATTGTTGATTGGGCCTCTTGAACAGCTTTCGAAAGAGAGACAAGAGGTCATTATAAAAAGCTTTATCAACGTTGGTTCGATTCCAACCGACTTCTCATCCGTGAGGGTACATGTATGGCTTGCAGAAATTGAATGCAGGTAGAGGAGCCGTAGTTTAGTATGGCGAGAACCAGTAGAGTTTTTTATTATGGTTCGTTAGAACAGTGGTTAGTTTGCAAGACTCTCAATCTTGAGACATGGGTTCGAATCCCTTACGAACTAGAAATCCATTTTTATACTAATTATTCTATGGAAAGAATAAGGTATATTTATGAGATTAAAAATTTGGTTAATGGAAAAACTTACATTGGCCAGCATACTTTGAGGGAAGGACGCACTTTTGAAACTGATGTTTATTATGGTTCTGGAGTTCTTATAAATAGAGCTCAAAGAAAATACGGTTTAGAAAACTTTGAAAAAACGATTGTTATTTCAGGATTTTTTACTAAAGAGCAAATAAACCGTTTTGAAAGGTGCATGATTAGGATTGAACGATTCTTAGGAAAAGCAGAATATAATATTGCTGACGGTGGTGAAGGTTGGAGTGAAGGCATGAGAGAAGCTCATAAAGCATCCATGACACCAGAACACAATCAGAAAATATCA